ATGACCGAACAGAATCTCGTATCAGTCGAAACACAATCGGAGTTCTCCGTCACTAGCGGCCGTCGCGAGACCCGCATCTTCCTTAAAATGTACGTGGACGCCGTACACTCCGGCTTCTTAGCGGATATTGGCGACGAAAACTGGCGCACACTCTGCGTTATAGCTTCGTTCATGAACGAGAAGGGCGAGTGTTACCCAACGCAAGAGATGATCGCACACAGGCTCGGCGTAAGCCGCCAGACAGCGAATAGGCGCGTCAAACGACTACTAGAATATCGTTGGAATGGGCGCGAGGTCATACGGGCGGTGAAGGAGCGTGACGGGAAGGGGCGGTGGGTTAATGCGAGGTATACAGTGCTCCCGATCAGTCATCTAGCGATATTTAACTCCGGATAGGGCGGGTTTGTGTCCATGTCTCACACGTCTGACACCGATACGTCGGATACGGATAGACTTGACACTAACTATAACTACTCTTTAACAAGAACTAATCTTTAACAAGAAAAAGATAGCGCATCAATCAGTCACTATGTTCCTTCTATCGCGCGGTCAATGTATTAATAGAAATAAAAGCACGAAAAAGATTATGACGCGGTAACGGATGTATAAGTGAATTGATGAGTAGGACGATGGCTACGGCTAATCAATAGGAGGGATCGCGTTCTATGGAAATTATCACCGCAATTCAAGCTGGCATCTATTCACGACACGGCATCCGCACGGACGCTTACTATCGAGAGGGGTACGGACTGCTGATTGTTCGCGAAGGGGCCCCATTATTACCGCGTAACGTAATCGCGGCCTATGACGAAGATGAGCTTGATTTTATCGCGTATCACGTCAAGAAGAAAGGAGCCTAGCCCAATGCGTATACTCGCCGGAACGTGGCGCCGGTTATCTCCCGCCACAAAAATACGATTACTCAACGCGTGGTCACGTAAATAAAACGAATATGGAGGTCATATGATGCGTAAGCACTTCGTCAATCTAACGAATGGAATCGAGGCTATCCCGGTCATCCCGGGCGAGTATTCATTTATCCGTATTCAGTCGACAGCTTGCGAGCAGAAACGATGGGACTACCTGCTTCAAGACCTCGACTATACGTTTCTGATGTCGCTGGCCCTCGGACATACATGCGTTGTTTACGATTACGGCGCGAGGAAGAACGTCCCCCGTGCGGTTTACCAAGGCTTAGAGTTCATCTACTTCGCGTTGAACCGAAGGTGGTTCGGAAAAGAGGTCATACCCGTAGTCCGCGGCCATAACGTCTATCAGTATTTCGACGAGTGCTATCGTAAGCTCACCGATCGGACACTGAAAAAACTAGACTATTTCCGAAAGTTTCTTTTTACGGATGAGATTCGGCTAGAGGTTAAAACAGCGTCGACCGAACACGACGGTGACTACCGATGGTACCGTGACTTGCTTGCGGAGGCATCGTGACCCAGTAGACGATGTACTACCGCAAACTGTCGCACATGTAATTCTGGAAATCCTAACGTGTAATGCCCGCCTTCCCATTCGAGTTTGTACGGGATCGCGGCGGAATTTAATTCCGGAAGAATCATCGAAATATCTTCGTAAGGTACAACGTAAGTAAACGAAATATTCAATATAGTTCACACTCCTTTACTGCGAATTATAGTGTGAGGAGTTGAGACAAAAATAGGGGGATAAGCAATGAAAAACATAGGAGGAAGTCCGTCTTTACTGGTTAAAGAAATGCAATGTAATGTATGTAATGGTGTTTTTTATGAATTTGATGAACAGATTGAAAAAAAGAAATGGGTTGGCTGGGAACTCATAGATTTCCGTCTGGATAAATGTCCCCATTGTGATGAAAAGATTATACACGAAACAGTGCAAACTTTGTCTGAGAACTATGCATATGTAGAAGTAGACAAAATGACAGGAGAAGTCAAAGTGTATGGCGGCTTTTGAAAATGGGGAGGCAAATATGACCGAACAACAGATCAATTGGGACAAAATTAATTAATCGGAGGCGGTACGTATGGCAAATTGGGGCGCGATTAGAGTACAGATCGGGATACAAGTTGGTAGGGCAAAAGGGTTAAGTGAAGGTGGAGTAGATGAGGTTTCTGTTGATGCGCTGGTAGAGGCGTTGGAATTATGCGAGTACGTAGCACAGCAGGCGGAAAAAGAGGTCACAGAGTTACGTGAACGACTGATACGTGAAGAGATGAAGGCGAATTTATTTGCGATGTACGGGGGTGCACGTTAATGACAAACAGTGAAACTATTGAGGACATTAAAGCGATGATACAACAGGCGAAACTTGCACGAGACTTAGGAGTGGAACAAGTATCTATCAACTCTTTTATACGAGTCAGTGCGTGGCTACTGGTTTACATTCAAACTGTAGAAGAAATACGGTTGGAAATGGAGAGCTATAGTCCGCGTGCAGATTATATACGTATGAATCGAGGTGTTCGGTAATGGACGGTAACTTAACGTTATGCGAACTGTATGAGGTCGCGAATGAGATGTGCCGTAAACATTGGGGCGTAGATTATACGGGTATTATCGAATTGAAGCGTCGTAACTGGAGACGTCGACTTGCTTGCTTTTCTACTCGTAGAAACGAACCTGAGTATGCGGCGATACGATTTTGCTCCGTTGTTAATGCACAACAAACACGAGACGAGGTAATAGACACGTTACTCCACGAACTCGTACACTGGCGGCTTTGGTCGCTAGGATTACCGCATCGCGACGTAGACCCTGAGTTTGTGCGTGAGTGTATTCGCGTGGGCACGTCGTTTAGTCAGACGACCGCGGCACAGAGAGCGGTTAAATTATACGGGGGTGCGCGTTAATGGATGATTTTCGAGGCGAGGTTTGCATAATCGACGACAAGATCGTTAAAAAGTGCGTCGGACAAGACTTTTCCCTAGGGAAACTTTACTTCGAACTAGACGCGGATAAAGCGGAGTTGGATTGCGAAATGTACGAGACTCCGACTTTCGAGCTAGATGCGTGGAGGGCTCGTATTCTTACTGCGGAAGAAATCGCGAATTTAGCGTTGTACGGTAGTTTGGATGGGAAAGGGGACTGACTATGCGAGAGGTAAAGGTTCGAGGTTGGGACGGAATGAAAATGTACTATTTCGATGTGGCGTTATACATGGCATTTAACGAAGAAGCACAAGATGACATGTGTCCTTCCTCGGCTAGTCAAAATCTCATGCTTCATACCGGACTAGACGACGAGAACGGCAAGGATATCTATGTGGGAGATATTGTTCTTGATCGAAATGAACCAGCAACAGGAATGGTGGAATTGTCATATGGAAGTTTTATTGTTAATTGGCACGGACCCGATATTGACGATCTGAGAGATTATCACGAATTCCTTGAAGTCATCGGCAATATCTACGAAAATCCAGAGTTAATGGAGGAGGCGTCCTTATGACGAAGGTATGCGGAAGACCCTACGTGTTATTTGACCCCGAACAGACTGCGGCAATAAAACGAGCTGAACGAAAGAATGACGCTATCGACCGCATCGTAAACGGATTGAACGAAGCTCTTAAAGGCATCGAGGATTACGTAGAAGACGTTGGGCCTGACGAAGAACTGTACTTAGCTCTCAATAACACGCTATGTAGTTTTGAGTATTGGGCAGGTGTTATATATGACAACGGGGCGCTCTATTCGCGAGATGACGACTACTTAATGATCGAATGGAAAGGGGAACGTGGTCTAATATGATGACGCGTGAAGAAATCGGAGCGATACGTGAACGTGCGGAGAAGGCAACAGAAGGGTCATGGAAATGGCAAGAATACTATGATTGTTCACTATCAAATAGTGAAGGCAACGTGATAGTTACAGTAGTTGGCGATGATATGAGTTATATTAAGGTTTTACGTAATGAAGACGCAGAGTTCATAGCGCATGCCCGGGAAGACATACCGAAGTTACTAGCGGAGATCGAACGATTGCAGACGAATTGGCAACGGTTGGAAGAGTACGTATGTGAATGGCAAGACAAATCCTTCGAGGATCACGACGTGTCAGAGAGCAGTGGTGCTCAATACTTCTTCGCAGGTAGGCTCAGCGCATTTAATAACGTGCAAGAGATGATTCGAGCACTAGAGCGGGAGGGCGAGGAATGTTAACCCGAATCAAACTAGCTTACCACGCTTTTCAATTAAAACGCGCAGTCAAACGGATGGTTGCCGCAGATAAGGCGTACACACGACACTTTTGCGAATGGCACGCGCTACGACACGGAAAGGGAGCGATGTGTAAATGAATAAAAGGGTAACGCCTCATGACGGCGGATGTTGGTTTTGTTATACGAAAACGAACGACATGGTGTTCGACACCGCATTTGACACATTTGTACATCGAGATTGCCTCGTAGGAGCCCTGATTCATGCCGAAAATCCAGAGGCAGTAATCATCGCAGAGGAAACGTTTTGTGACGATGCTGAGATATCTGAGCTGGCAAATGAGGCACGGAAAATAATAGATGCGAAAGGATTACTGTATACGACTGACCGTAATTTACAAGAAGACTTAGAGACATGTTACGCGGCGACAGAAGGCCCTTGGGGCGCGAGCCATGATGAGTGGCCGGGTAATGCTAACCTGCGCCATTGGGTATCTACGCATCATGACGGACTAGCTTGCGCTGTAAGCTACGAAGACGCTCGGTTTATTGCCGAAGCCCGTGACGGATGGCCTCATGCGATTGAAAGAGCACTGGATGCGGAAATGAAAGTAGCGCAGATGGAACGAAGACTTCGCGCGGTTGAATCTACTGTAGGGCGTATGCTCGATCCCTACGGATGTCAGGACTTTTGGGCTTTCGTGATGGAGTACGAATCAGAGGAGGTGTCCCTCGATGACAAAGTGTAAACTCCCGCCTGCGAAGGCATGGCGCGAACGGGAAATTGCGGATTGGAATACGACTACATTTACCGAGTATCTACGTGACCGACACGCAGAACTCTACAGACTCCCCTACGTTCCTGCCCGGGGCTGGCGATCTGAACAAGGGATGATTAAACGGATGATCGACGAACACGGAACGGAGGTAGTCAAACGGTTTATTGACGGGTGCTTCCGGGCGTATAAGCCAACGCGACAGTACCCAACGTTGACCTTTACGTTTATGTATACGTATATGCGGGCGCGGGTACTGGCGATGGTATTGCGCGAGGAGAAACGAGTAACTGCGGAGGGGAACGTAATGAGTACGGAGGAGCTGGCGGAGTGGTTGTGACTTTAGTACATCTTATCGTCTTCGTCTGTGGGTAAAATTTCGCCATTCCACCCACAAATGTCACAATCAACACCCCACCCATTGATCGCGGCTACGACTGTTTTGCCTTTTCTATCTTTACATTCGAGGCCTGTAAATTTTTTAAGATTAAAAGAAATATCAGGTATTGGACCTGCACAGTTAGGGCAGAAGATAGGTTTTGGCACTTTTGACACCTCATGTTTTTATTCAGTATAACACGTATGAAGTTATTGTAAGTAAATGTAATTCGGAGGTGAATGCGATTGACGAACGCTAATTCCTGCATACTACGCGAACCCTGCCGCCACACCGCCGACCCGATCGCCTGCACTCGCCTGTGCTCGTCCTTCATCGCTATGCACGGAGCCAGCGGAACGGGGGGCCGAGTAGCCGCCGCCTGCATCCCGAGTGACTATGCCCATGTAACCGTCGAGACGGCACCGCCACGGGTCGAACAGCGCGGTATCTATTCGGGTATCGAACGTTATATAGCGACGTTTATTCGCCAATTTAACGAGGTTTCAGAACCTTCTGAACGTATCAAGTCGTTGTATCTATTTTCGTATGAACCCGGCACAGGCAAAACCACGACAGCCGCCGCAATTGCGAACGCGTATCTAACAACGCACTATATCGGCTCGGTCCAACGAGGGCGCCAGCCGTTACAGCGGCCGGTCTTCTTCCTCGACGTAAACGAGTGGCAAGAGAAGTATAACGAGTTCAACCGTAAGCACGTTCCTGCGGATATTGCGGAGCCTGCCGCGCGAGTATACTACGACTGGATGGCGCACGCTAAAAAGGCTCCGTTCGCTGTGCTGGACGATATAGGCGTGAGGGACGCGACAAGTGCGTTCAGGGGCGATCTGCACACGGTAATTAACGCGCGTGTCACCAACGGACTGCCTACGGTTTATACGTCGAATATACCGATGGAAGAGTTGGTTACTCTATACGATAAAAGACTAGCGGATCGCGTGCGGGAGCAATGCTTGCAACTAGGGTTTAATGGCGATTCTAAGAGGGGGATACGAAAATGATTGCGAGATTATTCCGTACGAAGCCGCGTGTGACCGACGAGGAACGGGATTACTGCGCAGAGGCATTTATTGATTACGCGCTGTTAATTGAGTTTCGGAATGAGTTCGGGGAGTTGTCGGACGAGAAGGCTGACCGTTTAAATAATAAGCTAGAGGAATGGCATCAAAAATTTAAGTTTATAAAATCCAATAAATAGAAAGAATTGTAAATATTTATGCATACAATTGGCAAACACAACCATGGTATCATTTGGTTGTAAAGCGTTTTCATACACGGAGGTGAACGGTTTTGGCATACGGTGAATCGTTTCTATCGAAAGTGATTGACACAAACGATACGGGAGCATTGCTTCGATACGATATTCGGGCCGAGCATTTCCCCACGGAAGCTGAACGGAAGGCCTACCGATTCATAAAGGACTACGCGGACAGTAACGGAGGGCAGGCGCCTGATTACCGGACTGTAGTCGCTGAGTGTGCGGGCTTCACGTACATGCCGGAAGTGGGCGACTCCTTCGAATATATGGCGAAAAAGATTAGGAATGACGCGGGCAAGGTACGGTTACATTCGTTCCTAACCGGGCGGGACGTGAGCGATAAATTCACGGAACTGCCGACGGAAGAGTTTGCCGCGTGGTTAGTAGAGCGCGTCGAAGAAGTACAAGTAAGCGTGCAGACAAAAAAGAGTATAGGCCGATCTCTCGATGAACTGTCAGACGAAATGCGCGAAGAGTATAACAAACGTAAAGAGGGTAAGTCGTTCAGACTTTGGAAAACGCCATTTAACGTACTAAACGAGGCGATCGGCGGGCTATTTACCGGTGACATTTACGGGATAATGGCAGAATCAGGTCGGGGTAAATCGTATCTCATCATTGTGTTAATAGACGAATTATTACGCCAAGGTGCAACGGTTTTAGTTAAATCATTCGAGTTAAAAGCATTCCTATGGGTATCACGTCTCCTTTCGGTCGCGACTGCAAGGGATGAGGCGTTTGTCGATGAGCGGACGAACCAATCGGTAGGTCTGCCGAATAAAGAGATACTTGCCGGAAAACTCGAGGGTGAGGTTGAAAGTTATTTCTTCGAAATGTTAACGCGACTCAACGAATATTATCCGGGTAAGTTGGTATTGCAAGCGAAAGGAGATCGAGACCTTACGCGATCTCTTACGGAATTAGAGCGGGAGCTTAAACTACGGCCAGATATTGACGTAGTGGTAGTCGATCCCTTCTACGGGATATCGGATGTTTATGGAAGTAACGCAAATAAAACAACAGGAGGCGCGGCGGAACAGGCAGCACGTAAATTCGAACGAATTGTTGGGGAAAACGATGTAGTCGGAATATACGCGGTGCAGGCAACGGTTGAGAAGAAAACACGCGAAGAAGGGGATCGTGAAATCAAGCTCCCGACTCGCGATCAAGTGAAGACAACGAAGGCACTCCTCGACATTGCAACGAATCTATTCTCGTTTGATTCAGCGGATGGTAATGCACAACTGGGGATCGAGAAAGGGCGAAATGGCGCGGAGGACCTTACGGTGGATTTGATAGCGCTAATGGACTACGGTGTACTACGTGAGCTACCTAGCGTTGAAGCGGCCGCAGATCAATTTAAGCTACCGTTTTAAGGAGGGCGTATAGATGCAGATAGATATTCGGGCCGAGCTCGAACAGTTTCCGTGGACAGCCGCAACGTGGACGGGTGACAAGCTACTTGCGGCGAGTCCTTTCCGTTGGGACAGGTCGCCGTCATTCTACGTATGGTTACGGGATAGTAACGACCCACGTAATATAGCAAAGGCCGGCTACTGGTCGGATTTAGGCGCAAAGGATACGGACTATCAACACGGCGGGATCGTAAAGTTGCTGGCGTTTCTACGGGAAGAAACGGAAGAGGAGACGCGGGATTACTTACGGTGGAAATACGGGGAGGGAACAGTTGACCCCGAGGCTCTTACGTTGGACCTGTCGGGGAGTTTACGTATGAGCCAGGCGCGAACACAGACGTTAGATTCCGACTTTCATAAGCAGTACACAGACCGTGACCATCCGTATCTATCTTCGCGAGGTATTACCGAAGAGGTACAACGTCTATTCCAGACGGGCTATGATCCGAGGACTAATGCGATTACTATACCTTGGTTTAACGCAGAGGGAACGTTAGGCAACGTTAAATACCGAAAAGTTAATGAGAAGACGTTTTGGTACGCCAAGGGAGGGCGGCCTATACGTGAAATGGTGTACGGGTTGGACATTGTTTATAGGCAGAGAATTACAGGGGCGGTACTCGTGGAATCGGAGATTGACGCGATGTATCTGTGGAGTGCGGGAGTGCCGGCGGTGGCGTTAGGTGGCTCGGTGCTTAGCGAAGAGAAGGCGGAGGCTTTGCGGAAGAGCCCGATAGAGATTATCGGGGTGATGGCGGACCACGACAAGGCGGGTCAGAAGATGAAACGGGCGGTCGTCGGAGGGCTGTCGGGATATATGACGGTTAACGTCGTAGGGTATCCGATCCGATACAAGGACCCGAACGAAATAAAAAATAAGGCGGAATTAAATCAAGTGTTAAAAAATGTGTTTACAGATAAAAAAAGTTTTATTAAGATAAATTTTTGTAAAGGTAATAATTATTTTTTACGAAATATGACTTCATAATCAAGAGCTTCGAGTAGGGTAGCGACGTCACTCAGGTTCATATTTTCTCGAATAAGGCGCTGGCGAAAAGTTGTTTCCTTCACCCCTAATAGTTCAGCTAATTCCTTATAAGTTTTTATTTTCTTCTCTGATTTCATAATATCTAAGCACTCTTTAAATGTATTTCCTTGTAGTTCAATTTCTTTCTTCATCTGGAATATCTCTCCTTTATTAAGTTTATATTCATCATAGCATATATTTAAATAAAATACAGCACATAGTGTATTTTAATGACACATAATGTATTGACACGTTACATTATGTGTCGTATACTTTAATTATACTATTTCGAATAATTGATGGCAGGTGATAACCAATGATCGACATCAGTGACTTGACTTATTATCGTCTTAAATTAAGGGAAGAAATACTAATCCAAATGCATTCAAATAATCTTAGTCAACGAGACCTAGCTAAATTGATGTATATCTCTCCCCAATCGCTTTCTTATATTATGAAGAACAAGCAAGCGCTTACGCTGAACCAGATAGATTTACTGACACGCGTATTCAGGTTAGACGACGATTTTTTTTATGGAATGGTTTATGGAGAGCTTTTCAAGGACTCGTCCAAAGTTTCTCTTCCCAAAGTAACAGACTTTATTAGGGCATGCTTTCACTGCAAACAAGGTGTCAATCATTGTGGTAAAGTAGTCGAGTTATTCTTGGAAACAATAGATATAAAGGATATGTCCACCGCCTTAACTTTTGCAGAGACACTTTTCGGCTACGGCTTTCTAGCAGAGGCCGCGTCTGTATATTACGCAATTACAAATATTGAAAAGAAAATATCAGAAAGATTTGCGGTTTGCTGCCATCGAATTTTCTTGATCGAACGCGACAGGGATATGCGTAAGAAAGGCGTAGAAGCATTACATAAATTACGAGCAGTATTGAACGATCTACCCACAGAATATCCCGCACAAAAAAATGGTGTTGCAGAAACAGTAAATTTACAATTAGATGGGTACTATCGCGTCGTTACTTGGTATAATGTTACCAAAGAGTGGGAGGAACTTTCTGCTGTAGCAGATGCCTACTACAAAGAGGCAAAGGACGCTAAAGATACTAAGCATCTAGGGGAGTCGCTTCTCTATCAAGCCGCAAGTTTAATAGGACTGGGAGAACTCAGAAAAGCGGCAGAACTCCTCCGAGAATGTCGCGGACTAGACGATCATTACCGTTGGGCGGCGTTATCAAATGAGAAGTTAATTGAAGTAATGGAAGGCAAGATCGAAGCAGTAAATGAGTTTATCCGACTGGTGGTAGACAAGAATTGTGAACATGAGATTATTACGGTAGCCCCATACGCCATGGAGATACTACTTTCAAAAGGGCAGTTAGAAAGAATAGGTGTGTTTTTAGAGAAATATAACGCGATTTTTGAGTCTGTTGCATTAAAGAAGGATAAGTATAATAAGAGTCAATTCTATAATTTTCAAGTTGTTAGATTACAGTACTTTCTAGCTGTGAAACAGTATAATGAAGCATTCAACGACGTTCTTGAAGTCGTTAAAACAGCACTAGAGTTCGGAGATATTTCAATATACCAAAAAATGTCCGCGATCCTCTTCGAGCACAAGGCTATTTTAGGAGAGGACGTTGAACATAGATATTTAAATATTTTAAAAGGGGCGAATTAGAATGAAAGCATTTATGGTTACATTAGTAGCAATTGTCTCCGTTTTATTTACTCAACCAGCACAGGCAGAACAGTTTACTTATGATAATGGATCAGAAGAGAGCGTGGCATATGTAACTTCCAGAATAGTTGGGGGAGGTTGGTAGTACTACTAACCTATTTAAGACACCTGTAATGGGTGTCTTTTTTTTTGTGTGTTTTTTCTTTTATTTCGCCTAAATTCGACAAAATGCGAGAAAAATCAAAATTATAAACCTAGTAGTAAAATTACCCTTTACCGGGTATACAATAAAAACAAGAAAGCGATATATAGCAGAAAGGGAGGTAACTAATAAAAAAAATATTACCGAAGTATCGGTACAAAAGTTGGTGAGAGCGGAAGTCTCCGCTACTCTTCTTGGTCCCGATTGCTGTTACGGTTTCGTTTCGAGGGAGGTATTTCGATCCACTCGTACAGATCGTCGATATGACAGTCTAAAGCGTGCGCAATAGACTTCGCGTTAGACAGTGACATGACATTCCGGTTGTTTGCGTAGTCAGATATTTGCTGGCGTTTCATCTTGATTTTTTCCGCAAGGTCAGTCTGCGTCATATCAGCGATCTTCAACCGTTCATACAAGCGGCACCTTCCGACTTTAAACGTCATACGGCACCTCTATATAAGTAATACATTAAGTATATCAAAATGAAATCGTAATAAAAATATTCAAGCAATGTGTGCGAATTAAAAATGAGAAGCGTATATCATTATGTAGGGTAACTAAGGAGGGTCAAAATTGGAAAGAAAAAGAAAAATAAATAGCCTTGCAATCTTGTACAAGCAGTCCAGTGACCAGAACGTCTTTAACGAGTTATACCGCGAGCTGACGAAGGACTGGAACCGCCGTAAAAAAATTGATTCAAGAAATACGAGTGTTGATGAAGATTCAATCCTGGCGATGTATGAAGACGCACTGATAAAAACCTTAGATTTGTACGATTACCAAGAAAGGTCAGACGAGTTTTTACATCTTCTAAATTTCCATATTAGTAGAAGACGTATAGACATAGGACGGAAGTATACCAGACGGTTGAAATTAGAACGGGTTCTCACAGCCGAAGAAGAGTGCGCCAACACTCTCGAACGAATATCCGATAATTTCGACGCTGTTAAATACACGTCTTCAACAGAAGAGAATTACTTAGAAAAAAAAGAAAGAGACAAGCGTGAACTTGTCTCCCACCTCATCGAGTCCGCCAAGACTCTATCCGATGAGGTTACCGTGAAAATACTGACAGAGTTCTCGAAGTACGATTCGCCCAACAAGCTCGCCAAAGCTTTAGGGCTACACCACGAGACTGTAAACCGTAAGTTACGCAGAGTCTCACGATTGTACGACGCTAATCGATTCGGAGACTTACGCGATTACTTAGCGGTTTAATACAAGCGTTCCTATTCACGCAAGATTATTGCGTAAGATAGGTGCCTTAATATTAGTATAGTTCATTTCTGTGTAATAACTCAATTGTAACAAAGTGGTTATTACAAAATCTTAACCATCTTTAATTGTTATTATACAGAACGTTCTGTTAAATACAGCGAATTAATTACTCTTGAAACGGAGCTGATCCCGATGTTTGAACGTGAGCAATACGAAGACACCGAATATATCTACAACGGAGGTTTCCCGCCCTATGATGATCCTGCGGACTATATTCCGATTACCTTATCCACCTCGCTCCGAAAGGCGGTGCGGCTCGGATGAATCTCGCCGACTACCGACTAAGAGTTACGCCGCGAGTATGTCAAGAAGTAGCGAGGATCACCCGCAGACCTGCCGACAAAGTACATTCATGGATCGCGGACAAAATCCGAAAGGCGACGATGATTGACGATGGTTTGTACGAATACCACGGAATACAATTTCAGGTACGACAGGTATCACCCGTACAAGTAGTCGTAGAAAGTGCGAGTGGAACGTATGAGCCGCCCAAAAACAACGTACCTGACGGATGTGTATCGGTGGGAAACGTACTTGTACGTAAGCACGCGATACAACGGGCTAGGGAACGGTTCGGCATCGAGACAGAGAGCGCCGCACAATGGCTCGCGGATAAGTTCACACAATCAACTTTCGTAGCTAATACGAAAGACTCGAAGGGTAACATCGGCCGCCTCTTTAGTTGTGATGGGGTTTCGTTATGCGTCGATATTGGGCGAGATATTATACGAACGGTATTTCCGGGCGCGATTAGTTGCCCGAATCTATATCGCAAATTCAGCGAAATTGTATCGAAAGAGATGCGTAAAATTGATCGTTCGATAAGGGTGGCTGAACGTAAAGCAACGATTACCAAAGCACAGCTTAATTGTGAGAAATCGGAGCTAGAACTTCGTATGCTTAAAACGCGAAGTGTCGCCGTTAAGTTAGCGTGTCAAGCGCGTATAAACGCCATTAACGAATATTTTACGCAGATAGACGCTGACATTGAAAAGTTGATCGCGCGAAAAAGTCTTGTTGCTAAGTCGGTTGTAGCGTATGCGAGGGCTACAGCGGGCTAGTATGGCCGACCTCCCGCGTCGGCAAGGCGGTGTGGACGAAGAAGGCGAGGCACCCCGTATGCCTGTCGTAAACCTGTGGGGAGTATTCAGCGTCCTTGGATAGCTGATTCTAGTAGACGACCGTTCATGCCGTCTTGCGGACGCGGGACTACCGGTGTCCGAAATGATGACGAGGAGTGTTGACGATGGAGACGATTATGCACGAAGGTAAGTTGTATCGTAAGGTTGCGCGTAAGGCGAAAGAGGGCGATAAGTTCATTCAGATTACGGAAACAAGAGCATGGGATTTAACTATTGGAAGAGTTTACGCTCTAACAAGTTTCGACGGGGACGGAGACGGGTTATTTTACGGTGACACAGGCGGCATTCGGTATACTTTGGGTAAACAATACGTTGTACTGGAGCCGGTGACAGACACCGCACACAGCACACCAATCACGCTAATCTCCACAACGCCAGCCGTCGAGAAGACGTACACGATCCAGCTAACGGAACACACGATGGGCGAGCTGATCAACGCACTACGTTATTTCGCATCGGATGAGCCAATCGGCGAGGAACTACGAGACAAATTCGAAGCCATCCGCAATTCATAACGAAAAAGGAGCGATGTGCATGGGAATCCGCGAAAAGTTAAAAGAACGTGAAGAAGCCCGCGACAAGGCGGCACAAGGAGCAGGCGGAGGCATTAACGCAGGCTTGCCGGAAGGTGTTACACGCTACGTTAAGCTCGGTCAAGAACTAGCCGGGGGCAAGACGTTTGTCCTCCTCGCACCATACGGCCAATGGTACTTTTATTACACACACGAGGACGGCGAGAAGTACCCGTCACGCGAAACCTACTATCGAAAGCATACGTGCTCACATAGCCCGAAAAAGGCGCCGGCTAACGACGACGAGGGCGTTACACTCTTCGACCAGCACGCGAAGCCGAACGGAACTAACTGCCTATCGTGCAAGGCGAAAGCCAAACGCAAACTCTACTTCATGGTGCCGGTGTACGACCCCGAGTATAAAACGTGGCGCGTTCTCGACCTGAAAGAGTTCCACGCGAAAAACATTATGGATGACTTCGATAAGATTCAAATTACCGCGCAGAAGTTCAAGCCGGACTATACACTCGTTGGTGATGCGGTGACTATCGCGAAAACCTCCGACGGTAAATCGTATTCGATGGAATCGGGGAACCTTGACGAAACCCTCATCGAAGCCGCCCGTGCCTTTATCGGATCAGCCGAAATCAAATACGAAGAGCTCGCGAACTTCCGTACCGAAGATGATATTCGCGAGATACTCAAGAACGCAACGAAGAACGTAGACCAGACGGTATTAGAGGACGGGCCGATTACCGTTTCCGATGAGGACTTGCCATTTTAACCGAGAGGAGGTCGCGTATGCGTAAGTTTTTAATAATGTTTGCCTTTATCGTAGCCATTAACGTAGTGCCGGCGTTTGTCGCCCGATGCTTAGGTGCCGACTTCTTCCAGACCCAATACAGTATGTTAATCGCGTTCGTCGCGCTAATGTACGCGAACTCACTATGCGAGTAAGGAGGCGATCAGATGGCGAACTACTCGAATAATATCGGAGCCCATTCACAGTTAGTGGCGAAAACGGCGCTCCTTGCCAACGGCTATGAGATCGCCAATCCCGAAGCCCCCGAAGTGTACGACATTGTAGCGCGGCACCCGTTGTCACGCGACTGGCAGACGTTTCAAGTAAAGACCGTGCGTAGACGGGAAGACCGAGGCGGTGCGCTCGTTGTATGTGGGTCGCGTAACAGTGGCGAAGTTTACACGCGGGACGACGCGGACTATCTCATCGGAGTGCTCGACGGCGAAGTGTACTTGATCGAAAATCGGGAGCTGTCCGAATATTGGGCGACTCCAGACAATATCAACGAGAAATGGTGCAAGTTATCGACTGTTATTAAAAAACAATTATCGGAGGCGGTCTAATAATGGGAAAACAATCGAACATTAAAACGGTAAATGGCGTTCAATATCGTGTGGTAACGGATCGTGATGCGCAGGTAGGCGATTATGTGTTCTACGATGAATCACCAAGGTCCTATATTGAAGAAGGTAAGCCGTATGAGGTAGTGGAAGTTGACTCCTTCGGTGATCCTCAATTTATTGATGAGGAAGGCGATGAGTTCGATGCTTCATGGTCTGCCTCCTACGAGTTACTTGAAAAAATCGGCACCGTTCCGAACGAACTAGTAACGCATGTAGGCGTAAGTTACCGTAAGGTTGCCCGGGAGGCGAAGCCGGGTGATAAATTTGTAGTTCAGAATGAATCAGCCATGGATTATACCGCGGGTAAAGTTTACGAGATCGTCAGTTTAGGCGGTAGTGGTAATCCTCACTTTAATGACGACGTAAACGAGGAATATTACGTAACGCCAGGAGAGTACACCGTACTAGAACCGGTTTCCATCGACGAGGAGTTAGCCGTAGCACAAGCGAGAGTTGCCGAATTGGAAGCGATGAAGAAGAAGGAAGTAGCGGAGGCAAACCGTTTGAAAATCGGGGAATATGCGAAAGTAGTAGAAGCCGGTAGAGAGATAGCTACGGTTGGACAAATAGTGAAGGTCGTCATCGATGATGAGTCCCATATGCCATTCCGTACCGAGGACTTAAACGGGGAGTTTACAGGTTGGTTCCGAGAGGGTATGATAGTCCGCGCCACTGACGAAGAAGTTGCGGAAGCCAAGCGACAACAAGCATTTGACCAGTTTAAACCGGGCGATAAGGTGCGTTTGGTTAGCGGTGGAGGTAAGTTTCCGCTATTCGGTTTTAAGAACGGCGGTATTTATACCGTTGTCCAAAACAAGGTTACGGTGGACGCTGGCGAGTACAGAGCGTCTATTCAAGATCAAGACGGATTGGAGGGCTACGCGAACCCCGATCAACTAGAGAAGCTAACCAGCGAAGAGGCGAAATGGGCCGCGCTCGGCCGTAAGGTTGGCGAGTTTAAGGCGGGCGACACAGTAAGATTCCTTGGACACCCGGGTGGTATTCATGGTTTAAACAAGCACGTAGGAGTTATTACTACTATTGAACGGATTAGTGGAAGCCTTGTACCTTATTGGCTTAGTAAGCCCGGGTTTGTGAATGATGGTAACGGAACGTGGACTACGGCGGACCAACTAGAACTCATCGCACCTGTAGAATCCATCGTAAACTTACGAGTAGCCTAACGAAAGGAGGCGGTCGCTCTGACCGTAAAGTTATCGTTAAAACTCCGTTCACCGACCGTAGCCGACGCCGAGGTTAGACAGCGAGTAGCCGACGCGACCAAACGTAAGTATGCCGCAACAGAAACGATTGAGCAGGCGTGGGCACGGGTCGGCGCTCAGAAACTAACCGACAAGGAACGTGTCATCTACGAAACAGCCAAGACCGCATTCTTCTCCGGGGCGATAGGCAGGCTCTCGGAGAAGAAGCTCGCTAAAGACGAAGCCCTCGAAATGGGCCGCCGTGTCATACGCAAACGTGACGCGGAGGCCCGCGAAGGGCGGATTGCGGAAGTGCTCGCGAATAAACCGGACAATTACTTTATCCTCACGGACGACACGCAGTTACCGGCATTTGTCGAGCGATTGCGCGAAGAAGTCCGGCGGCAACGAGCTGAGTGGACCGACCGTTTCCGTAAGCTAGGCGTAGAGTCAATGACCGCGGGCGACTTCGAGGGTACGGGCGTGGACGCGTACATCGATATATCAATCGGATTCTCCATATGGCTCCCGTTGCTCGACGAAGGTTATTATCTTCCGTATGGTCACGTGGATGGCTTCGATGTGCCGAATGCGTTCAAGGCGGGCGATCCGCAATTAACACGGTCAAAAGTACTCGCCGCAATCACACCGTATCTCTCACGACCCGAACACGGGAAGACGTTTCATATGGGGTCCGCACGTTACGACTTACACGTAGCTAGAAACGATGGCTACACGATCAAGGGTTGCGTTTGGGATACGTTGGACGCGATGAACGATCTCAATGAACACGAGGAAGCGTACGGTTTGAAACCGTTGGTCGCGAAGTACGGACGATGGTTCGGTTTACCGGGTCCGATATACACTTTCGAAGACCTCTTCGGTAACAGATCGCCTGCTCCGTTCAATACCGAGCTTGTCGGCATCTATGCGATCAAAGACGTACTGTACGGCTGGAAACTATTCGAGTGGCAGTACGAAACGATGGCGCGAACAAACCGTCTACTCGATTGCTATGCGGAAATTGATGCGAAACTACCGGAAACGGACGTATTCATGGCACGGTGCGGCTTCGAAATCGACCTTGAAACGATGCACGGACTAAGCGTTGAGTTTGAGGAAAAATTGGCGGAAGCTAGGCGACAACTGTTCGAGGCTTACGAAATTGACGACGCGTTTGTCCGCAAGATGGATCGGACTATTAACGCGAAGAAAGTAGCCGATTGGATCGCGGCGCAAAAGAAACGCATTGCCAAACGCGGAGAGAACGTAGCTAAGCAGCAGGCGATCATTGCAGAATTGGAGGCGCAGGGCAAAACGAAGCTAAAGAAGTATGAGAACGCGCGACAACAACTAGCAAAGTATCTTGCGGAAGACTTAGCGCCAGCAGACGAGGAGCACGCGCCTATATTCGTGGATGATGCAGAGTTCAAGCTGACGAACGGTAATCATATCGCGTATCTCATTTACGATCACGTCGGAATTAGAGATAGAACGCATCTCGTAAAGCGCGGCAAGGTACGATCGACTGCCGCAGATGTACTCGAAATGTACTACAAAGATGAGGAGGCGCTAGCACCGCTGGCAACCGTTGCCGCATACGAGAAACTACTGTCGACTTACGTTAATAAGATTCCGAACGCACTAGAGCCGGATGGACGATTGCATTCCGAATTTAAGGCGGGAGGGACGGCAACTGGGCGTTATAGTTCGAGTGGATATAACGGACGACCTATCGATATTCTTGACGAGTTCAAAACGGAGGTGTAGAGATGGAGAGGTTTCTCTGGAGATTTTATTGGGACTGGGGTCGTAGTGGCGAGCTTGAAGGGCTGTTTGTTGCTACTGAGAATGAAATACAAGGGTTAGCCGGCAAGTCTGCATATTTTGGGGAGGTTCTCGGTAAACACAGTGAGGTTTACGGGACACTAGAGCAAGGAGACTTCGCTAAAATCAATCTTGATTCAGAGACTGTTGAGAAGGTTGTTGAGGTTCTAGGCGTCTCTTGGAGTGGGTTTGATCCACGTCACTATTTAGGAGAAGAAGATGCCGACGATAACTGACGAAAATTATCACGCAATCGTCCGCAAGCTAATCGCAGATGAACGTAAAGTACAGCTCGGTACGAATTTACAGAACCTCCCGTCTAAAGGCGAAGGCGATCGTGTTCGAAACTGTTTTATTCCAGCCGAGGGGTTTATCTTCATCGGCGCCGACCTCGGTCAAATAGAACCACGTATCATGGCGCACATCATGTACGAGAAATACCGAGATAACTCCATGCGTCAAATCTTCGTTGATGGCGTTGACCTTTACACGACTATGGCGATGATGACGTTTAATCTGGCGGAAGAGTTTTGCGTAGACAAGGCGTACGATCCGACAGGCTCGTTTCAGCCACGTAAGCTTATGAAAACCGGCGTACTCGCGGTAGCCTACCGTCAATCCAAACGTTCTTTCGCGAAGAAAATGGGCGTAACGGAAGAGGTTGCGGAAATGTTTTTCGAAAACTTCGACCGCACATTCCCGTCATTTAACACAATGGTCGACGACATCATCGCTGGCCTCAAACGTGACCAATACGTTGAAACACTTCGCGGAAGAAAACGCAGATTCCCGGACTATAAGCGTGTAGCGGACGAGAAAAAAGGGAACGAGCGTCGACGTATACAGTTGTTCACGGAGCGCAAACGTCTACTTGATAGGATTTCAACTAAAGTGATAAGCAACGGTATGTCTACGTTAAACGGTGATCTGACGATCAAAGACAGCTCTAGTAAAGAGGAACGTCGCCTTAGAGAAATTCAAACTGAGCTTGATCATTTATATGAAATATCGGGACTCGTCGGCTACTGGGAACGCGCAGCATTTAACGCTGTTATACAAGGGACTGGCGCTGACATTCTGAAAATGAACGGTAACCGAATGGCTCGCGAATGTATGGCGCGAGGTTGGGAAATGAACGCGTCTATACACGATGAAATATTGATTTCGGTTCCACGCGAACAATTGACGCCCGAGACGGTAGCGCTAGTCAATGAGATCATGACGGAAACCGTTTCGCTGAGTGTTCCGTTAGTGACGGACATAGTAATCATGCCGCGATGGATGGACGAACACAAGCCGGAAGAGTGGGACTACGAACATTGCCGGCCAAAGATTAAGAAGGAGGACGATGCCTTATCGTAACATCCGAGCGAGCACCCCGCATTGAACGTGAATTCACCGAACAGCTAGACGCTTACTACGCCTCACCCGCGACATCCTACTATGACAACGCTATTTCCCGTAGGTTCTATGAACAGAAACTCCGCCATCTAAAGTTTAAGCCGTACCCACAAGACGGACTTGTAACCTTCGGCGCGTCTGGTACCGACAAATGCGATCTCGAAGTATTCTTCCGCAATCAGAAGGTGAAGCCGAAGAAATCCGATGACATCCCGTTCCGAGGACGCCAACGCCGTCAAGGTAACGCGAACATCGAACTTGTACAGCTTGACCTCGTACACATGGAGAAGCGACTCGGTGATAACGCGAAGTTTACCGTCGAAACGAACGAAGAGGGCGCGTACATGTTCGAGGACGAGGCACAGCAACGCGTAGTGTTCGAATACGACGGTGTTAAGTTCGCTATCACTGCAAAGCCTGACGGAATATTACGATATAACGGAAGCGATCGCCTACTATTTGAATACAAAACGAAGGCGTCCGGTCTACGTGCGATGAACAGCAAACTCGACCGCAACGGGGCGCAGGACGACCACTTGCGCCAAGTAACTGCTGAATCACTCGTATTCGGTATCCACGAGGGCGTCCTTCTATACGAGTCGACGCAGAAGCCCGCATGGTTTTCTGACGAGGACCGATCGTATGTGACAAAGGGACAAAAGACATGGGCTGACGGTAAGCCTATGGCGGACATGCGCCCGTTCTATTTTTACATCACCGACGAAATGCAGGAACGGTTACTCCGTGATCTCGCGAGACAAGCCCGGCTAGTTTACGAGGGACAACAACCGGAAGTGACTGCGGACATGACAACGAAGTGCGGATTTTGTCCATTCTTTGCCGGTCATTGTCAAGCGACGTTGAGTGCTGAGAACCTAGCGTTCTTACAAAAGGTTGACGTGCGGATGGCTCGATCAAGTCTTGCAGGCAAACAGGATCACCGAAGCTTACGAAACTATTTAGCAGAGGGAGGGGCGGCTTGATGGGCGAAATCTATACGTTCATTGACTTGGAAACAACGGGGCTCGATCATGAGAACGACCAGATAATCGAGATAGCCGCGGTGAAAACGGATTTAGAACGCGAGTACGGACGGTTCCAGACGTTTGTGCAACTCGATGAAGGGCGCGACTTGCCTGACTTTATCACGGAGCTGACGGGTATCGCAGAAAGAGAACTGCACGGAGGTACTTATAGTTTCTTCGCTGTCGGTGCGTTAGCTAAATTTTTCACTGATACTACGGTCGTTGCTCATAATGCTCCGTTCGATTTATCGTTTATTTCTGGACGCGCTATTTTCCTTGAAAAGTTCGTCTGCACCCGAGCACTCGCCAAGCTGGTAGCGCCCACGGAGTCAGCTTCGTTAAAAGACGTGTGTGCTCGATATGGCGTTGAGTTAACCGGGCACCATCGTGCAATGAACGACGTACTCGCCACAATCGAGGTCTTCCGCAAGCTTAAACCGATTGCAGATTATCGTGGAATTGACTACCGGAATGTAGTCGTAAATGCGCTGGATCGGCCGTTGAAATACGTACCTTACGGGGCGAAAATCGTGGAGGTGGCGTGATGATTGATTTTAAAAAATGCCCTAAGAAAAAATTAAACACTGAGATAGCACTCGCTGAATTGGACGAATCTGATATTGTGGGTAGGACTATGTTCGCGAAGGGTGATGAAGTTTTCGTTCTAGGTGTCGTACACCACCAGGAAGCCACGAAGTACGCGGAGGAAGGACGTTTGCATGTGATCTACTCGGAGGAACTTAGAGAATCAACGGTGGTCCATGAGTCGTTGTTAGAGGAGGTGGACGCCTGATGCGAGAGATAAAGTTTCAAGCCTTCAATACAATCGCTAAGATCATGGTGACATGGGAAGAGATCGTAGCCGATCCAACAATTCGCTTGTCTGAGTTTTTTACCTTACCACATCTTGTAATCAGGCAATACACCGGACTCAAAGACCGCAACGGCAAGGAGATTCATGAGGGGGATATCGTTAAAGGGAAAAGCTATACGCAAACTAGGCCTAGACGGCTTATCGGAAAAGTCCAATACAGATATAACGAATTTATTGTGTACGGCATTGGGAAATACACATTTATGGTTGAAGAATTATGTACTACTTTCGAAGTCATCGGCAATGTTTACGAGCATCCACATCTGTTAACTCTGGGTTTAACAGAGGAGGTGTCTACCAAATGCCGATAGTCCCTCATGAGATGATCGATAATTATGACGAATTGGAACGCGAAGTAGACTCGCTTAAAACGGTGATGGTGGTCGTGTCCGGCGACCTCCGCCGTTTAGCCTCCGAGCTACATACGGAGGATAGCGATGTGGTGTACGACAATCTGCTCGACTATGCGCGTCATTTAGAGAACGCGGCGGGCTTACGGAGGTAATCATGGGAAAAAGAAACGTTTTGGCTACTATTACGCAACAAGAAGCTGAGAAGCTGACGAGAGCAAATGGAGAGTGCCAGTATTACGACGGACTTTCTAAACACTACGCAGAGTTAGCCGCAAGGTCAGCCGCAGAAAAAAACGCCATCTCTGCTGAGATGGCAGGAAGATACGGCATAAAATCCGAGAGATATCACATTGATGCCACTCACAGAGAGATTCGGGAAGGCTGGGTCTAAAGGGGGCTAGCGAATGGCAAGACGGAAACAGTCGAGTAGGTATCTCGGTTTAGACATTTCGATGAACCCGGGATTCGCGGTCATAGACGTAGTAAACCGGGTGCCTACGCTAATATACGCGTCATCACTCGTTACATCTACGACGCATACGGACGGCCAACGTTTCGCATACATCGAAGCCAAGACGGTAGCAGTAGCTCACGATGCCGGTCCACTTATCGCAATTATACGTGAGGACTTTACGGACGGCCGGTCGAAGCGTGCCCGCCAAGGCGTGTTCGGTGCGTGGGCGGCGGTGGATCAAGGGTTGGCTCGGTATGGCTACACGGTGACTGACGAGATTAGCCCGACGTCTGTGAAACGGCTGGTAACTGGTGATGGGAGGGCGGAGAAGAGCGAGGTCGCGGCAAGTGTCCGTAAGATGCTAGGATTGCCGGAAGATTATGAGTTTGCGGCTGGCTACGATGACAGCGATGCGTGTGCGGTTGTGCTGGCGTATCTTATCGCGAATAAATTGATAGACGTTGAGGAGGCGGAGTGAGAATGGCAAAGGTTACTTTTAGAACAGAAGAGTTAAGAGAGTACGGGCTCCCGTGGGAAGGTTACGACGGAGTAGAAGTGATTTTAGATCAAATTGTCGACCAATCGAGGTGGTCTATACACCACGACATTATCTTTAAATGGATTGATGGGAAGTATTACTCCACCGGCTATAGTGTCGGAGCAACAGAGTGCCAAGACGAGAGGCCGTGGGAATACGAGAATGAAGTCGAATGCACGGAAGTACATCAAGTAGAAAAAATGGTCAAAGTGTGGGAGGCGGTTTGATGTTCGATAGTAAACAATCTACTCTCTTCATTTTAGGCGCGTTGTTACTAGACATCGGAATCAACGTGTTTCTCGCGTGGGTAGTGTCCGTACTAGTGACATTCATTTTCGGCATTGACTTCGGATTCTGGCAGTCGATAGCATCGTTAATACTCCTATCCATCGTGAGTAAAGTATTCTTTTCGAAGATGCCCGAGAATAAATGAAAGAAACCCACATTGAACGATCACTCCGTTACCTACGCGAGGAGCTAGAGGACGTAAACGAGAGCCTGTTCGTCAGTGAACGAAGATGTCTGGCGCTAAGATTACGCAGGCAAACGATAATTAACGCGATAAACGAAATTGAAAGGGAGATGACGCGGATTGACCCAACTACTAACGGATGAGTTCGTCGAAAAGTACCCGGACTTTCCCGAACACATGAACGAGCTCGGCAAGTTCGTATATTACCGGACATATTCACGGTGGCTACCCGAAATTGGCCGCCGTGAGACGTGGAAAGAAACGTGCCGCAGGGCTACGGAGTACAACCTCGGTCTCGCAGCAAAGCATTACGAAAAGATCGGCTATACGGTGCCTTACGCGAGTTTACGGGCCGAAGCCGAGGCGTTCTTTGACGAGATGTTCAATCTACGTCAATTCCTGAGTGGGCGGACGTTGTGGATTGGGGGTGCCGAAAGTGGGATCGCGGACAAATACCCACTGTCTAATTTCAATTGCTCTAGTATTAACATTCGATCGTGGTCGGATTTAGGCGACCTGTTCTACCTATTGATGATCGGCACAGGCGTCGGATTCAAGTGTACGAAGGAGTTCGCGGCAGGCCTAGCGTCAATCCGTACAAATACCACGTTAATCAACGCGCCTTACGAACCTGTTCCCGTAGGCCGACGATTAGAGCGAACGAAAGTGACCGAACTCGACAACGGCTACGTGAAAATCTACGTGGGCGACAGTAAAGAGGGGTGGGTCGAAGCGCTCCGAGCCTATTTCGAAATCCTAACGGAGCCAGATTACCGGAGTGTCCATACGATCAAGATTTCGTACAACTCCGTCCGACCTAAAGGGGAACGATTGAAACGATTCGGAGGGACGGCATCGGGGCATGAGCCTCTTGCGGAGATGTTTGCGGGAATCGACCGCGTACTAAAGAACCAGATCGACCCGACGTTAGCTCCATTAAAAAACAATATTCCTACGCCCTTCCTGGCTCCAAAAGGCTATGAGACGGATTACAAACGCGTCCGCCCGATCCATATTCTCGATATCGGAAACCTCATCGGAGCTAACGTGGTGGTCGGAGGCGTGCGCAGAACAGCCGAAATCTTCCTCTTTGATGCGGACGACTACGAGTGCCTCCTCGCCAAATACGGTATAAACGGCGTGTGGACGGAAGATCAACTCGCGCATCATCGTAAGGTGGGCGAAATGCTAGAAGCCATCGGACAAAAGCCGGAGTGGTTCAACACCATTTCGAAAGTAGGAGACGGACGGTTCGGACTTGACCATCGGCGACTATCGAATAACTCTATCGCGTTTGAATCTAAGCCTAGTCGTGAGTTTTTAAATCTAGTGTTTACAATTATGCAATCGGAAGGCGAGCCGGGATTCATCAACTTGGAAGAGGCGAGACGAAGACGACCGAACGCCGAAGGCTTAAATCCATGTGCGGAAATACTACTAGATTCATACGGAGTCTGTAACTTAACGACGGTCAACGTTATGCAGTTCGTAAGTGGCGGTAAACTCGACATCCGCGCACTTTTACAAGCTCAACGACGCTCCGCCCGTGCAGGCCTACGTATGACTCTCGTAACACTCGAATTACCACATTGGGACGCGATCCAACAACGTGACAGGCTTCTCGGCACGTCACTAACCGGATGGAAAGATGCGATGGCGGCCGTTAACTATAACGAACGTCAGGAACGTGACTTACTCGAACTTCTCGGCACAGTAGCAAATAACGAGGCGGAATCTTACGCTAAGGAACTCCGTGTGAACGCGCCCTTACTTGTGACAACGGTCAAACCGGAGGGCACCATATCGCAGTTAGCCGGCGGCGTATCGTCCGGTCTCCACTGGTCGCACAGCCCGTATTACATTCGACGCATCCGTATCAACGCGTCCGATCCACTCGTTAAGGTGGCGCAGGAGCTTGGCTGGACAGTTAGCCCCGAGGTAGGTACACCGGGCGACAACCGAAGCAGAACGTCTTGCTAATGCCCGAACGTTGGTCATCGACTTTCCTGTAGCTTCTGGCGCGTTAGAAACGAAAGACGACGTAAGTGCCACGCGTCAATTCGATACTTACTTCCGATTCCAGCGATCGTACACCGACCACAATTCGTCCAATACGATTACGGTAAGGCCGGACGAGTGGGCAACGGTCGAGCAGACGGTGTGGGACGGATGGGACGACTTTGTGGGCGTATCGTTCTTAGCGTTAGACGGGGGTACCTATCAGCTCGCGCCGTACGAGGCTATTACGAAAGAGGAATACGAGGAGCTACGTGCCAAGATGAAGCCGTTCGATCCGGCAATTCTAGCGAAGTACGAGACGGACGGAACTAGCGATTTGGAGGGCGCTGATTCATGTGAGGGTGGGGCGTGTCCAATTAGATAAATGGAGGTGGCGGGATGGAAATTCTGAGTACGGCATCAAACGGCGGGGCACTGTTTGGAGTTATAGGTCTTGGACTGCTGACGTTCCTATTTATAGCACTGGCATCTCTCTGCATACTCGGTGGTGAGAGTGTGGGGTTAGCGCTTACTGTAATGTCGGCGTTATGTCTGTTCGGGACATATCATGCTGCGGTAGATTACGTTACACCAAGATACGAGGTCACCATAACGGACATATCCCGATTTGACACCGACAAGTACCAGATTATTGAACAACGGGGCAAGGTATTCGTCGTTAAGGAAGTACGTCGATGAGCTACGGCCCAACGAATGAACAACGCGAGTTAATCGAAATATTACGAGGCAAGCCCACGGTTGGTGAACAACTAGTTGATATCGTATTTCATGCGCTTTGTAAACTACACGATGAACACTACCGAGTGAACCTACGAGAACCAGACGACTTGGAAACGAAAGCCTACAAGGCTGGTCTGTATTTTGCCGAACGAAAACTTCTCGATGTCTACGAATCCATGAAGGAGGGTACCGAATGATCCCCGTAAAAATCAAACGTCTGCACCCGGACGCAGTAATCCCGCAGTACGCAACGGCTGGCTCGGCCGGCTTCGATCTTGTCGCGGTTGAGGACGTGGCTATCTCGCCCGGTGAGACGAAAAAGGTTCCGTTAGGACTCGCGTTTGAAATACCGGAGGGCTTCGTGATGTTAGTGTGCATGCGGTCGGGCATTGCGTATAACACGACGCTTCGACAGCCGAATGGTATCGGTATTATCGACAGTGACTATCGGGGCGAAGTTGCGATGATGTTCGTTAATACTTGCGGAGAGAGTGAATTTCACGATTTCACCTACGGTTTGGTTAATGGAAACTATCTCGTTAGTTCTAACGGAGAGGGAATAGAGGTGGACGGCAACTACTATGATCCGGGTGTAGACGGTTACTATCTAATCCGTAAAGGAGACCGCGTTGCCCAAGGATTGATATTGCCGGTGATGCAGGCGCAGTTTATCGTTGCGGACGAATTAAGCGAGACGGAACGCGGAGCCGGCGGATTCGGGAGTACGGGGGTATCGGCGTAATGGCAGAGACGCAAATGTCCGTAAAATTAATCTCTCATACGCAACTGAGCGAAGAGTTTTACGATAGCTTCGATGAGTTTGAGGGAAATCAGCTAGTCCGATGGGGCGTAACCGACGGCCAAGCCGTAGCCCTAACCGCAATCAGAACGTGTTACTCCGCCAACAAGCCGTCCGAAATCGTTGCTCTCGAAGGCGACAAGTACTTCGGCCAGACCGCATCTGACGGTGAAGAAGGAACGGAAGCCGACCGCCTGTTCCGCCACATTACACGATCGGGCCATACGTCCACTTTGGAACACCTCACGTTCACATTCGCAATCGAGGGCGTATCCCGCGCCCTTCTAGCGCAATTGACACGTCATCGGGTCGGCTTTAGTTACTCCGTCCAGTCACAACGATATGTACGGATGGGGAGTTCCGATAAGACAGGCGGATTTGATTACGTGGTGCCGCCTTCTCTCAACGGAAAGGATACTGATTCATCGAGAGGAACCGGATTTGACGAAGAGACAGGTGACCTCATATTCCGAAAGATAACGGCGTTAGAAGAGTTCGAAGAAGCGATGAGCACCCTACAATCGGTATACGACCGTCTACGTCGTGCTGGAGTCCCACCGGAAGACGCCCGAATGGTACTTCCGAACGCGGCCGCAACCAATCTAGTTATGACCGCGAATCTCCGGGCCTTGCTCGACTTCTACGGCAAACGACGAGAGGGGCGTGGTAGTCAGTGGGAGATTGCGGAATTAGCCGAACAATTACGTAAAGAGGTCACGAAAGCAGAGCCGTGGACAGCACCGTACTTTGACGTAGCCTAAATAAAAATTTCGGAGGGTGATCGGTATATGATGAACGTAACTATTTTGACGGATGGTAACGGAGTTAAGCGTGAGTATCGCGAGGTTAAACGTGAAGGAAACGTCGGAGAGCTAGTGAAAGCAGACAAGAAATCGTCCCCGTTTTTTCAAAAGGGTGACATTGGTAAGTTTGTGGGCGGGTATCACAACGTGGATTTTTCTGGTCAGGGAAACGTGAAAGTTGGAGAACACGATCTTTATCGGGTTAGTTCTTACGTAGTCCTCGAACCCACCGACATTATCCACGTTGACGGCGTACGCTACCGTGAAGAGAAGCGAGAGGCTAAGGCCGGCGAGCGTATTCTAATCGTCGCGGCTGAAAGTGCTGATAGAATGTACGATAACGGGAGTGTTCGAACTGTCAAAGAAATACCGGAGCAGTTTAATTGCGTGATTGTAAACGAACACAGTCGAATCATCTATCATCGCGAATACGTAGTAATAACGCCTTTAGACGAACCGGCCACGAATAATATCACGGTGAACTTAACCGTCAACGTAACCTCATCGTCTCCTACCGAAATCCTTAAAGCGATCGTGGACAGTGTACAGGCGGAGTTGGCAAAATTCGTGGGTGCGCCAAACAACGAGGAAACTCGGGATAAGATAACGGAAGTTCTAACGAATAAATCACGTGACGGGATCGTAGAACAGGCGAGTAAGGGAGCTGTAAGTGGCGCTTTACAGAAAATCCGTGATAACACCGTAGAACGAGCAAAGGCGGACTTGGTGGAGCTAAGGTCTGACATGTCCGACGTATTGAATCCGGCTCTTCGAGGACGCGCCGACATTTACCTTCTCAAAGGACACCTCGGATTGACTGCGGATTTTATCGTCAACAAGGAAAAGAGAACGGTAGCCTGCTTACTTCGCGGCGGAGTACCGCCGGAAAGGGTATTCGCTCGCGGCACCGCCAAATGTTCGCCTGACGACTGCTTCAACGTCCATATCGGCAAGGCTATCGCGTTACGTCGCGCGTTGGGACTCGATGTGCCCACGGATTACTTAAACGCACCACATCCTACGGAGCCGCGTGTAGGTGACGTCGTAAAAGCAATAGATGGGATACACGGTGGCATCAGTGGTCTTGTTGAATCTGTAGGAGATACAAGCTTTATCAACGGTGCTAACGGACTAGTTTTCCGTAACACAGAATACGAAAAACTAAAAGGTTATTCACGTTGCTGGACGTATCTAAAGAACGTAAAAATAATTGACGACAGCAATCCGCAGTCCGCATATGTGTCGGAGGTGTATGCCGTTGCCTAGTCCGACTAAACTTGCCCTCTGCGGCAAAATGCGGAGCGGAAAAGATACCGTCGCGGGCTATCTAGTCGAACATTACGACTTCGTACCGTACGCATTCGGCGACGGCATCAAACGTGTGTGTCGCGAACTATTCCCCGAACAAGTCGCAAATGGCAAAAAGCCCCGTGCGCTATTGCAAGGCGTGGGGCAGGCGATGAGAGCGATTGACCCTGACGTGTGGATTAAACGAACCATGCGCGAAGTATATCAAGCACAGGGCTTCGATGTAGTGATCACGGACCTTCGTCAGCCGAACGAATACGCACGCCTTTACTCGGAAGGCTACGTCATCATTCGCGTAAACGCTTCGGACGATGTGCGAATAGACCGGATGCGCTCGGCAGGCGATACGTTTGATCTCGCGGACTTAACGCACGATACGGAACGATACGTAGATATGTTCGCGGTCCATTACGAGTTGAACAATAACGGCTCAGTCCTCGACTTATGGGAGCAGATTGACGTTGTGATGCGGGAGATTATGCGTAGGGAGGCGGTTTGATGGTAGAGGTAAACGTTTTGCGTGGAAAGGTACTAACGATAATCGACGACAGCCGTGAAGATGAGTTGATTTTTTATACGGAGGACGGCAAGTGTTACCGGATGTACCACGAGCAAGACTGCTGTGAGACCGTGTATCTTGAAGACATTTGTGGAGACTTGAACGATTTACTCGGAACGCCACTCTTACTCGCGGAAGAAGTTAGTGAGGAGCGCGGTCCTGTCGATGAGTGGGACGAGCGTTATACGTGGACTTTTTATAAGTTCGCGACTATCAAAGGAAGCGTGACTCTCCGTTGGTACGGGACATCTAACGGATATTATTCGGAGTCTGTTGACTTCGAACTAATCGAGGAGGCGGCTTGATGTGGAAGTTTGCAAACGAGAACCCGATAGTATTCTTAATTCTTGTGTTTGTAGTGATGGGCTGGATATTCGAGATAGTGAAGCTGATCGTCAAGTAGACCCGTTCACACCCGACTGGCCTACTTATGTTCTCGAGGCCTATGCGGACGGCTACCGTGCTGGCTACACGGATGGCCGCCACGCCGCCTCAACGGAAATTACTTACGATTTCTTACGGCCACGTCCGGGTGAAGCCGATGCTGGCGACGGCGCCTCCTGATTCTCGTGACGGAACGCGTACCAGTTGTTGGATCGTTCGATATACAGATACTTGCCGACGGGAACGTTATTTTTACGGACAAAGGAGCTCACAGCCGCGTAGTAACGTTTGCCGTCGAATGTAGCCGGCTGAACCGAGTCTTCGACGGAGACTTCGCCCGGACGTGCGATTCCGATGTTGCCGGTCACAGGATCGTAACCCACGTGGCATTTAAACGGCGTGCCGGGCACTATGCCGAGCTTGGTGCGAAGTGCGGACGATAGATACAGACGGTTGAATTTGTCCACCGAGATATAGGCTTCGAGGGATTCCGCGAAATTATGCGCGATGAAAGACATAGTATTCACTCCGATCACTAACGTTATTTTAACGATAGTATACGTCATCCGACGATATATTGGAAGATAATTCCGTAACTGTCAACGTAATAAGCGCGATAGGCAGGCGTTTATTATCGTATCTCACACGCGAAATGAAGGAGGCGGCGTAAATGGGAAAAGCCGACCGCAAACGTTGGGAAGGTAACGTACGCTCGATGGCGATAGTAGCGAAACCACCCGAAGAAATAACAGAGGAAGACGTCCAGTTCCTACGCGAAAGCTACACGTCGGCAGGCGGTCTCTTACCGAACGCATTCTCCGGCGGTGCTTTCTTCACGCCGACGCACGTAGCGCGGTTCATGGTCGAGACGATTGCGGGACTGTCCGGTGGACTAACGGCAGGCACGTGCGTCCTCGAACCTTCAGCCGGCTCCGGTGTGTTTCTCGAACACATTCCGCCAGATTGCGAAGTGACTGCGCTCGAATTGGACGAAACGAGCGCTAAGGTGACGAAGCTCATCTATCCGCACGTTAACGTTATAAATGCGGATGCACTAACGCATGAGAGACGCGACTACTACGATATAGTCATTGGTAACCCACCGTATGGGCTGACGTTGGAGACGGAGCGTGACGATTTTACGACGCTATCCAAGTCGAAGGGCAAATACCGCGGTAAGTCCGAGAACGTATTTATCGAACTCGCGATCAAAGCTGCAAAGCCCGGCGGTTACATTGCGTTCGTCCTACCGATGGGTATTTCGTACGCGAATTATTCCGCAAAAATCCGTAAATACATGCATGAAACGTGCTGGCACATCGCGACGATTCACCTGCCAGGCGAAACGTTCCAACACGTAGGGACGACGATAGCGACGCAGATTCTTATAATTCGGAAGGCACCGCCAGATACACCGTTAATTGAGCCTGCGACTAAACGGTGGGGATCGAGTTTTAAGCGTGGAGGATACGGCGCTATCACGCAACACGATGCGCGGTTCCTAGCCGGACAGCTACCGTCATATTTCGCAGTGGTGACGGACATCGGGTTGGATGCTAAGGGGCGACGGACTGACTCGGCACAACTGGACGATCTGCTCGTGGACTTTACGGATGACGGCTTAGTCCGGGAGAACTTGTATCCGCATATTCCGAGTTGGTACGGGATCGGCAAGGGTAACGATGCGTTTTTCTTCTCGCATGGTAACGATTCCTGCGACGGATACAGAGACGGGTCCCAAACGTATGCCGACGGACCTTACCGGTGGAATGAACTGACACTCGGTGCGGGCGAGGAGATTAACGGTAATAGTACGTGGGACTTTGGGTGGATGGATCGGATTGTAGCGAAGTATTACGAGAGGACTACGATAAAGGAGGCGGCTTAATGGGCGCATGTGCCGTAGATATCGAAAAGGGACACCGAAATCTTTCCGTTAGGTATGCGTTAAATAACCGCGACGGCGTGCACGCAATCCTACGCGACATCCACTATTTACGGTCAAGCCGGTTCGAACGGGGCGACTACGCGGCGTGTGACGTGTTAATTGATCTGGCGGAGGCGATCGAATGGGCAGGGCTGACGGATCGGGAGCGTGAAGCGTTGTATTACGTGTATGAACGTGATATGACGGCGAGGGAAGCGGCTCGAATTATAGGGATTAGTGATCGGAGAGCCGGAATGCTTATCGACAGTGGTCTCGGACGTGTTGCGGCGGTGTTTAAGTGGTGGAAATACGGAGAAGTAACAATAGAGGAGGCGGCTTGATGTTCGAACTAACGGTGATGGAACGTACAACGCGAATAAGCAGAATTAAAGAGGTGGTTGATCATTTTGTCATGACACAGGGGGATCGACCTCCTGCCGCCGAGCTAGAGAAATATTCAGACGCGATACTACACGAAGAACTCACCGATCCTAATGCGCATAAAGGATCACATAATGAATATCCGATCCTGAGCGAGACACAACTCGCGCGTCGTCGAGAGGGTAAGCATAAACGTAGAGGCTCCGGCATGGGCGGAGAGACCTCACTGGCTATCGTACAGGACACGGGAACGGATGGTAGAAGTTACCGCAAGCCGTCCCGTAGGAAACGGAGTCCATACGAAAACCGATTCGTGGATGAAACCGCGCGAATCCGTAATAAACAAAGACGGGAGCAGTACGAAAAGTACCGTAAAGCCGGGGAAGTCAAGAAATATTTTATTGCGTAAGGGGTTCAGTTTTAGGGGATTTCGTATCTATGTATGTTAGAGACGTTCATCCACAAGTTCGAGGATATCCGTAATCTCAACGCCAAGCACTTCGCATATTTTCGCAAGGTTATCGAGAGGTAAACGTAAAGTCTCATTATTGCACATTTCGTTGATTGACGAGACACGTATTCCAGTCAGGCGTGCGAGTTCTCGTTGAGAGATTCCACGTTCTTTTAGTAAAGCCCCTAATTTGATATGAACTTTCATCGCGAACAACTCCATTACTCAACTTAACACTATAATAGCACGAAATGTATTGTCACGTTTAACGGAACGTGTTATCCTTCTTATAGAGGGTGTGATTTCCATACCTTCCAGTAAATGAGAAGGAGGACGGGTAATGGTGGAGGTCGTGCTTCTGGTGACCGCGCTGGTAAACTTGGCAACTGCGGTAGTCAACTATCGCAATGGCAGGCGAAACGGCAACGGTCGGAACCTAAAGTAAAGACCCCTTACGTTAGCGGCGTAAGAGGTCGGTCAACAAACGGGTATGGGAGCCTAACGGTTCCCTGCCCTCCCCATTATCTTATTCCAATCATACCCTCGATTATGTACGATAGTCAACGGAGGCGTTGGAACAGTGCAAACTATTACATTGGTAATCGCGGTAATAGCGCTGGGCATTTCGATCGCCGCGTTGGTACGAGCCGTGAAAAACCGCAATTAGTCGTCGGATAGCCGGCGGCTTTTTGCGGTTTTGGAAGGATTTTGAAATCCCCTTGTCGAAAGGTGTAGACGAGGAGGTGGATACTATGAAAGTTACTTTCGAAAGTTTCCCGGAGTGGAAGCATAGCGTAGACCCGGACTGGGACGCAGGCCCTCGTTGGAAAACTGCTCCTGAGTGGACCGGAGACGGCGGCCACTAATATGAGGAGGTTACACGACATGACTGATCCAGAATGGTGCGATGATCCCGGTCATTAATCGAGGAGGGAACGCGATGATGTACGATAAAAATTGGCACGATGATCCTAACGGTATCGTTATCTGGATCGACGACCCCGGCTACTAAAACGGAGGAGGCACGCAATATGACCGAATCAGATTGGGCGGTACAACGTAATTGCAATACGGGCGATCCGGGCTGGAACGCAGACCCAGGTCACTAAGTGAAGGAGTGTACGAGATGACAGCACCTGATTGGACTAAACAACGTTTTAATGACGGTGGAATCGGCTGGTAAGTAGCCATGTTTACCACTGAGCAAGCAATTAACTAAGAGTCGCCAATTACGGCGGCTTTTTCTATTTTATAGGAGGTCGTTACAATTGACGGTTATAGGCTCGCGAGAATGGTATAACGAGGTTGGCGAACGTTTCGGCGTGTTTACGTACCTATACTCATCACGTCCGGACAGGATCATCGTTTCCGTAATCGGCGAAGAGGAGCCGCGGCGACAAGCCATCGAATACATTAAAGCGAACGCTCCGATTGGTGTTTCGCCAGTGTTCCGAATAGGCTAAGTGGGAGGGGATCGAATGAATTACGTACCAGCAGACGGCTATCGCGCGGTACTCCACCACGGTGAGGTTCGTCTTTCCGCGCAGAAAGAGTACGCTGACCACATTCGAGAAATGCGCGAGTCACAGTGGCGAGAACTAGACGGGAAGCTAGTCCATATTAAGATATCGGAAACGGACGACGAGGTTAAGGTATTCGCGATTGTTAAAGAACAGGAAATAAGACGTAAAGTACACATTGTATTCGAGAGTGATGATTTCAAACGTAAATTAAACGAGAGCTTCTGACGAGTGCCTACCGTCGGGAGCTTTATTTAGTTTACGTACGCTACATGCGGTCGAGGAACGGCGTCATGAACCGTTCTTAACGCGTAACGCTCCACGCTATCGGCCGCAAGTTTACCTTATGGGAGCGTAAACAATAACGGAATGGGGAGCGATTGGATGCGGGTAGTATTTGACTGGCGTAGTATTTCCTTCGGTTCAACGACGACACTGTTCTGTTGTGGACCGTTTACGATATTTCGAGGTGATCGCGCATGAGCAACGTACTAGAACGTACATACCATCCCGAGACGGGCGAGCTCGGCACGTTTATCCCAGACGGTTCTCACGTGACTATACAGACGGATGCGCAACGGGAAGCAACCCGTCAGCATTTCGAACGCGAACGAATAAAACTGGTTTATCGTGGGCTAAATTGGGTCGCGTGTTATCACGAAGCTATACTCGGAATCATACGAGATTTAACGTTAATAGAGGCGGGAGCACTTATCAAGTTGCTTCCGTTTTTGCGTTTTAAGAGCGAGGGCAAGCTCGTACAGGACGGCAAGCCACTAAAGCAGACGGACATTGCTCGACTGTTAGGTCGCGGTAAGAAAGCGACTATGGCGATTCTACAACGATTGGAAACGCTCGGCGTCATAACTTGCGAAAAGGAAGGCCGTACCAACGTGTACTACATTAGCGTCAATTTCCATACGATGGGCGACGTAATAGATGGCGCATCCTTTACGAAGCTATACCAAGTGAAAGCACGTGAGATTGCGGAGGAGTTGACGCTCAGCGAACTCGGCTTCTTATACAAGATACTCCCGTTCTTCCACTATCAGACGTACTATCTCTGCGACAATCCAGACGAGGAGAATCCGGAGGTCATACGTCACTTGAACCGTGAGCAATTGGCCGAACGAGTGGGACACGACATACAGACGGTGTATGAGCTCGTGAATAAACTCCGCAACAAAGGCGTAGTGCTGACGACAACAAGTGCCAAGACAACGAATTATCTCGTCCATCCAGACGTTATGTTCCGGAAAGAGTACGAGGATGAGTATACGCGAGTCGTGCGGAGGATGTTCGAGGAACACCGGATTCGGCAGGCGAAGAAATTTGCTTAGGTCAAAACGATACCTTTTACCCCGTTTGCTTAGGTCAAAACGACACCTATTGAAAGTGGGAATAACGTTGTAACGGCGGGGTGGAAGGCGGTTTTTACGGATTTTCTTCTCTTTATCTTTAGAGACGTATGACATCGGCTAACGCCGAGCTTCGGCAAACAAGTTGCCTCGCTATCACCTTTCATCGCGAACAAAGTATAGAAGTAAATATAACGCGGTAGAAGATATTGATACCGAGGCGGCTTGTCCGCTGAGGGTGGAGGCTCGATTGAGCCGTAGCTTACTACCTGTGTTACGAAAAGAGTAAGAGGGGGATGATCGCTTTCAATCCGTTTAGTGAACTACGTTGGTACCACATGCCGTTACTACTCATTGGGGCTTCGTTGGAATTTATCACGGAAAAGTACCGCGAATGGGGATATAAAGACTAGTCGGAAGTAAGCACGCGGCGCCGTTCGTTGGTTCCGCGTTTTTCTATGTCTAGGAAGCACAATCGCTACGCTACGTCAAGATCACGTTTTCTTCGCGTATATAATGAAGCGTCAGGACGGATTAAGCTACGTATTGTTACCGATACATACCGAATTATATGGAATATATCCACTCGGACGTTCCAGACGCGTGCCCTCCGAAAACATCGGGTCACCGTTGAGTTGCGTCAAATATACGTATTAACCAACGGTTATATGCGTGATCTGCACCCGTTCCCTTTTATGCACCGATTGTGTATACGGTTGTATTCGAACGTATGTTTGAGTCCGATAATCTACGGTATGTTAACCGTTGTTCGTACGCGAAACCAGCGTTATTACAGCATTCGTATGGTTACGTTTCGTTATACAGTTAACATAATCGGATGTATAACGATATATAGTGCGAACATGGTGTTATACAGGCGAATGACGGGGCCACACGCTTGCATAACGGTTGCATAGAGGAATCGGAAGTCGCTACGTTAAAGTAAGTAACCACGGTTACGCAACGTGTGTAACTACCGAAAAGTAAGCGAAATGCGAATCCCCCAAGGCGGTCGTCGGTTTTCCCACGATCAGGTGCCGGACTATTTCTTGCAGGTTTTAAATCACCGGGTCCAATTAGACATCTTGAATGTAAACGAAAGCTACCGAATGCCTATCGGTGGCTTCTTTTTGTACTCAATTTACGAAAGGAGACGACAACATGGCGAAAGATTTACGCAAGCTTGAGGCACGACTTACCCAAGAACAGATTAAGGCGGCGCAGTTACTCGCGGTCAACAACTTCCTAGCTAAAAATCCCGTTGACGCGGAAAAGGGGCGAATGAGGCTCGATGAAATTGCGAAGGAAGCGGGTTGCTCCGTCAGTTCACTCTACAAATGGCGCAATTATAACGAGACATTTATCGATTATGTGAACGGTCTGTCCGCAAACGCTTTTATGTCGCATCTTCCGCAGATTATGGAGAAGCACTTGGACATGACGCTAAAGGGTCAAGGATCGATGAAGGGGATCGAGCTTTTTTATAAATTCGGCGGTCTGTTGATCGATAAGTCGGAGGTTACAAACGATGATGGGCGTTCGCTACAGTCTATCGACGAACGACTAGCGGCGTTATTGGAACGGTCCAAGGAGCCTGATACCGATGGCATATCTTAACGGAGAGTGGCTAGATAGGGCGGATCGGGAGGAGGAGATCGCGCAACGGTACCGTCTTATCGACGCGTACAAGAAACTAGCGAAAAGCGGGAGCCTTACCGAATACGATCTAGACCAGTGGGAAAACGTCGTGGGCGAACTCGAAAAACTAGAACGAGTTCATCGCGCAGAACATGACGTTCTCTTTTTTACGTATGAATATTTTTCAGAGGACAGGAATCCCGATAACAATTCGAATTTAATTCCGAAGGGGCAGACGCTTGAAGGCGCTGCCTCTTTTCATATTACGCTATGTGGACTTCTAGATCAGATCGTAAAGGGAGACATTAACGAGAATGTGGCGTGGTCAGTAGGGCGTCGTCACGCTAAAACAGCGTACCTATCGAACTCGTATCTATGCCACCAAATCGCGTTTCGCATGCAGAAGTATATCGTAGAGGTATCCGAAACTACCGATGTTGCCGGTGACTTCATCAAATGGACGGTTAACCAACTCAAGTTCAACGAGAAGCTACGGGAGGATTTCGGACCGTTACTCCATCCGAAGCCATCGATGAATGAAGTCGACAACAAATACGAGTTTATTACGTCAACAGGCACGAAGGTTGAGGCGAAAGGGATCGGTACTCAGATGCGCGGTCTGCGTCATTTGAGTGAGCGGCCCGGTTTGTTTATTCTCGATGATTTGGAATCCGCCGAAAACACCAATACACCAGAGACTCGCGCCAAAAACCTACATTGGTTTAGGTCCGAGATGTTAGAGGCATTGGGGTTTGGTGGTATTTGCGTATACATGGGAACAATCGTGCACTATGATTCGTTGCTTAACCACGTATTGACCAAAGGTAAGGACTTCGTTTCAAGGAAATTCCCTGCTATTTTAGGTTGGTCAGAGCGTGAGGATTTGTGGGACGAGTGGAGAAGAATCTACACCGAGGATCGTTCAGACGCAAAAGAACGCGCCCGGAATTTTTACAGGAGCAACGAGGAAGAAATGACCAAGGGCACCGAAGTCCTTTGGCCGCAAATGTACTCGTATCTCTACTTTATGGAGAAACGAGAATCAATGGGAGCCCGTGCCTTCAATCAGGAGTATCTTGGCAATCCCGTCGATGAAGAGTCACAGATATTCGATCCAGAGCAGTTTACCTATTATATAGATTCTGAACTAGAGGAACTGACCCTCGACTATTACGTGGGGATTGACTTTGCCATGGGAAAAGAGAAAGGCGATTACTCGGCTATTATCACACTCGCCCGAAATCGCGACACTGGTGTTTGCTACGTCACTGACGTCTTTCTAAAACGTGTTCATCCCGATGTACTGCTAAACGAAACGGTGGACAGGGCGTTGCGGTTCCAGTACGAAGGTATCGCGGTAGAGGCGCAGCAGGCGCAAGAATGGTTCGCGCACAAACTGGCGGAAGAGTTACGGAGAAAAGGATACCCTACGCATCGGCGTTTGAAGGAGATCAAGCAACGTATGCGTAAAGCACTCCGTATTGAATCGTTATTACCGGATATTCAGAGTGGGAAGATTCGATTTAAGCGGGATCAACGTCTACTGATCGAAATGTTCGAAATGTACCCGAATCATAATCACGATGATGGTCCAGATGCCTTACATATGGCGTACGACGCGGCAAAAATACGTAGAAAACGAGTGGTCGACAAGCCCGCATATATGTAGAAAGGAGGTCGAGACTTATCACTAAACTATTCGTCACAGGCGCACAATTCCCGCCTGCTCGCGACGTCGAACGCCTATCCAAATACTATCGTGGCCGTAAGATTTTCGACGGCAAGCAAGCGGAAGTACTCGAACGTGCTACCGAAATCCTAAAGGATACGCCGCACGCTCCACAATTATCGAAGCTCTATATCGCGGTCAACTTGATGGACGTGCTACTAACGAAGCCAGCCGATTTAATGTTTGGCGAACCTCCTTCGTATGAATCCGGCTTACCAGATTCCTCCCTCGAGCAACAACGACTGAGCTCTATCGTCGAGGAGAACGATTTGAACGTTTTGGGTCACGAGATAGTTACCGGTGCTGGAATTCGAGGAGACGCGTTCATTAAGACGTACTATGCTCAACGGCAGGACTTATCGGAAGTGCCCGAAGGTATCGAAATCAACGTGAAACCCGAGCCGATTATTGAAGCGGTTGACCCGTCGAACGTATTCCCTGAGCTATCGAAGGGCTCACGCAAACGATTCAAAGCGATTAGTATAGCGTGGGTCGAGTGGGTGACGGAGACAAACGGATTGATAGAGTCAATTGTGGAGGGTTCGAAGACAACGCAGGCTCCCTATCTTAACGTCGAACGTCATGTTCCGGGGGCAATAATCTACGAAAGGTTCCGACTGCATCCCAAATCGGTAGATACGAGATATGATGCGCCGATTCAAACGTTCACCATAGGCGAGGGGGTTAGTACAGGACGCGATAAAGATGTTGTTGCAACGGGTCTCTCTCACATGGCAATCCACCACATCCCGTACAAGTCTACTGATACGGATTGGTGGGGAAGCAGTGGGATCGAAAAGATAGAGTCGGTACTAGCCGCGATTAACGATCGACTGGTTCAGATCGATTACATTCTGTGGAAACACAGTGACCCGACGGCGTATGGCCCCGATTTAGGTGAGCCCGACGTACGATTCAGTGGGCGTTATATTCCCGTAGCTGAGACGGAGGTTAAACCCGGATACATGACGTGGGATTCGCAGTTAGACGGCGCCTTTAAAGAACTAGACGTGCTACTAGGCATCGTATTTCAAATGAGTGAGACACCGCAATGGCTATTCGGTACGACACTTGCGGAAGACAAGGGCGGAACTGGAACGTCACATACCGATGGCTCGGCGATAAAGTCACGTTTTATGCCGATTCTATCAAAGGTTAAACGGATAAGAGCGCACGTTGACCGAGCTTTTCGTGACGCGTTGTACTCATCGCAAATATTAGAGAACTTCGCGAATGACGGCGTAGAGGGCTTCGAATCGTACACGCCCGCATACCCAACTATTCGTTGGAAAGACGGTATACCTCGCGATGAGAAAGAGATTGCGGAAACTATGTCAGTGAGAACCGGGGGCAAGCCTACTATAGACGTTCGTTCCGCGATTAAGTACATGGACGAAGTAGACGACGAAAAAGCAGACGAAATTATGGCGCGTATTGACGAGGACGAGAAAGCCGCAAACGGGACGGTGGACTCGTCTATTTTTAATGCTGAGGGTGGCGAAGAATAGTGCGAGAACCACCGATGCCCAACTATGATTACGAAACTGAGAAACTAGTTCGAGCATACAAGCAAGCCGTCGAGGACATATTCCACGAGCTTGATCGGCTTGATATTACGTCGATTTCACGGGACAACGGGATTGCAGCTCTAAGCGAAGTCGCCCGCATACTATCCGCATTGGACAGAGAATCAGCGGAATGGGTTCGAGTAAATATACCTTTAGCCGCCAGCAACGGTGTAGCAGACGTTATTTACGCGCTAGGAGCCGCGTCAACGATCGAGGAAGCACGTTCAATAGCGAAGTTCAATCGAATGAATAAGGCAATGACTGACGCTGTAATAGCGGATGCGCAAGAGGACTTACTTGCGGTGACAAAAAACATAAAACGAAGGGTACGAAACGCTGTGCGCAAGGTAACCGCAGAATCTATGCGGGCAAACATGGCGAAGGGGGTAAACGGTAGACGGACGATCAACCGAGATGTACTGTCGAGACTCCGAAAGACTCTAGGCGACTCCTTAAACACAGGAATTATTGACGCGGCGGGAAGGCGTTGGAAGCCGGAAGTCTATGTCGATATGGTAACCCGTACGAAAACGATGTTCGCGCACATGGAAGGCACGATAAACGAGGCGATTGGACGCGAAGTATACTACGGCAGGATTTCGAGGCATGGGGCAAAAGATGCTTGCCGACTGTGGGAAGGTCGGATCGTTAAGTTGACGCCCGATGCACCCGGCGATTATCCGTATCTTGAAGATTTAAGAGGACGACGGGATATCTTCCATCCTCGTTGTCGTCATCTGGTCTCACCGATCAGAGCACCGGAATAGTGTCCGGCCTTACGAAATGGCGAAAAACTTTCGGAAACTATATAGCCGACGGGCTTTAAGCGGGAGGTAACGAATGACTGACACTTTTAAACTATTATTTCCGATGAATCTGCAAACTTTTGCGGAGGATAACACAGAAGAACAAGCGCCACCAACCGACGATCCCGTAGAAACACCAAAAACCTTTACGCAGGAAGAATTAGACAGGATTGTAGCTGAGAGAGTCGCGCGTGAACGTAAGAAGACGGAGAAATATGCCGATTATGATGAGTTGAAAACAAAGATTACCGAATACGAGCGAGAACGTGAAGAGAAACAACGAGCTGAGATGACCGAGATTGAGCGATGGAAAACGGATTTCGAGAAGGAAGTCGCGTCAAAACAAGCCTTAGAGCAAAGTGTCGCCGAAATGGAAGCGAAATACCGTCAGGAAAAAATTCGTAACGCGTTTATCACAGCGGCAACTAGCGCAAATATCGCTCATATCGACGATGCCTACATCCTCGCGTCAACTGATTTATCTAAAGTAACGATTGATGAGTCGGGCAATGTGACGGGGGTGGATAGCGTAATACAGTCTTTGGTAGAGACCAAACCGTTTCTTATCGCACAGACCAAAAAGGAGCCTAGTACGATCGGCGGACCGTCTGGATACGGACACGAAACGGGAGTCAAAACAATCGAGGCACAACTAGAGGATGCAAAGACAAAAAAAGACTTCGGAAAAGTCTTAGAGCTGTCCAATAAACTAAGTCAATTACGTAAGTAACCTTACCACCGATCTATTAGCGGTGGTTTTTTAATACCCAAAAACAAGGAGGAATCCCATTAATGCTATTTACCTATGACTTTAAAGACCAAGTACGTGAACTATCGGCTGGAATTGATCTAATTATCGACGACGCGCCTACTCTACTAGGTTTGGTTGGCTTAAACGGCGAGCCACTAACACAAACGAAATTTGAGTGGATGTCCGACAACCTTAACTCGAACCGCGCCAATGTAAAGGCAGATGCTACGGCTACTGATACTCAATTGGTCGTAAATGATGGTGACGGCGAGAAATTCCGCATGAATGCAATCGTGGTAGCCGGCGAAGAGTACATGAAAGTGACTGCCGTTGCTGGCGATGAGGTAACAGTAATTCGTGGATTTGACGGCACTACGGCGGGCGCTCTAAAAGCCGGAGCAGAACTTCGAATCGTAGCTCGTCCGCAGTTGCAAGGCGCTGGCGTAGGCCAAGACGAGGGCCACGATCGTTACGTCGATGATAACTATACGCAAATCTATGAGCGTTATGCCTCCGTCTCCAATACGCAAATGGCAGTTCGCACCCATAACGTAACCGACGAATTAAACTACCAAGTTGAGTTACGTTTGAAAGAGATGTCTCGTGAGATGAACGATACCCTGATTTATGGTCGTAAAATTATGGGTAACAAGGGTACACCGAGCATGAGCGGTGGTCTTTTGTATTACGCGGATAAGAAGGGCGCGGCTAAAAAGAACCTCAGTGGAAAAGAGATCGATGCAAAGGTTATTAACGATTTGATGGAAGAAGTTTATTTGCGCGGAGGTAACGTAAACACCATCCTGACAAACACAGCGGGTGCACGTCAAATCTCGAAACTAGCAGCCAATACGATTCGCACTGAGCGACAAGATACTGCGACTGGTCACCGTATCTCCACGTTCGTTTCTGACATCGTAGGTGGCGGTGAAGCGACGATTATCGTTGACCCGAACTTCCCGAAAAATAAGGTAGCGCTGTTCGATCGAAGTATCTTGTCGATGCATTCGTTGCAAGGTCGTGCCCTTTACGACGTGGATGCAGGCGTACCGGGAGCTGACTTTGTAGCTCGTCAAATTCGCGGCGAGTACGGCGTGAAGGTAAAGAATGCAAAGGAGAAGATCGCAATTCTCGAAAATATCTCCACGTCGGTATCGTAAGGAGGTAGCAAATGGCTAACTATAAAGCATCCCCTTTCTATGAAGTTGATAGCGGCAATATCCGCGTCAAGTTTGGATTCTTCGGAACGTATTCAACCGAAAAAGCAGACGAAATTACTATGTTAGACGCGTTGGTCCCCACATGGATCAAGCGTACAGATGACGTAACTCATACGGAGGAACCCGCCGCACAACCCGCCAAAAGGGGACGCGGCAAAGCCTCCGAATAAAACCGGAGGTGTTTCCCTATGATGTTATCAATCGAAGCCGCAGACGAGTATGTTGACGTAAATGTTATTGATATCGAGGATTGGGCGGACTGTGACGAAGCGAGAAAACAACGGATAATTAACGTCGCATCACGCACATTAACGTCTGCATTTCCAAAGTATACGATACCGGATACGGCTGTATATGAGTTCGCGGCAGTATTAGCCCGGGAGTTTAACGATACGTTACGGCAGGCGCACAGCGGCGTTAGTTCGTTTTCGTTATCCGGCGTTGCATCCTTTACCTTCCGTGACAAACCGAGAGAACTGGTCGACCTGATACCGCCAATAAGTCGTGAACTAATCGGGGCGGAAAACGACGTGAAACTCGGAAGCCGCGGCGTAGGATGGAGCGTGTTATAGATGCCTTTGGTGCCGATGCGAAACAAGATAACGGTGTACCCTGCGTTGTTAGACGACGAGGGCAATCCGAAGACAGACGAATGGGATCGACCGGTATACGGCGATCCTTTCTCGTTGCGTTGCCGGATACAAGAGAAGACGAAGCTTGTCCGGGCACAGACGAATCAGGGCGGTGTGCATGGGGTTACTTCGCAGGAAGTCGTGTCCTCTGCGCAAATACTATGCGACAGACTAGCGCCTATTTCGATCAGTGATCGGATCGAATTTGTCGACGAGCTCGGTAGAGTACGTCAGTATAGTCCGTTAGCGATCGAGATTAAGCGTAATATTGGCGGCAAGCCTATCTTAACGGAGGTGTCACTGTAACGATGGAACTCGAATTTGATATGCGGGCATTTAAGGACGCGATTAAGCGAACGCCCGAGGTTGTATTTGCCGCAACCAAGCGAGGTATGCACGATGCTATGGACGAGTGGAAAGCGGAGTCAGTAGACGTTGCACCTTTGGACAAAGGCACGTTACGGCGCGGTATTAGTACGGAAGTCCGGCAGAAAAGCGGTGAGGTAAGCGGTGAGATTTCGGCCGTTGCGGTAGAAAGTACGCCCAAGTGGCCGAACTTTAATTACGCTTACTACTTTCACGAGGTAAAAGGTGACATCAAGAATCCGACAACTCCCGGCACTGTTGCGAAGTTTATAGATACTCCAGCCGATGAACATAAGAAAAAGTGGCTAAAAGACATTGAAGACGGAGTAAGAGCGGAAGTTCAGAAACTAGGTTTCTAACGGAGGTGGTACGTTGTCCGCACTTGTTGAACAGGAATCAGTGGGCGAGTTTATAAAGGCGGCATTACCTTCGATCGCGTTGAAATACGAGGTACCTGACAAGCCTGCGAAAAATAACGTAGTCGTCCGACTCCTGTCCTCCGATTCTGAGTCCGAGACGCGCTATCACTACCGGATTGATCGCGACTATCAGATCGTGGTATACGGTGTTGATGCGCAGGACGTCCTAGCGAAAATGGACGTGATCGAACGTAAAGCAAACGATGGAACTACGTTAATTCCAGTGAAAGACTCGAAGCGGTATATCCGTATCGGGTCTTTTTCTTTTTCTACGGCACTCAAGACGGAGGGTGGTCTCTACGCACGGCTTGGGGTGCTATCAACGGAGGTACGCGAGGCAAGAACGCAAGAACAGTACGACAAGATTATGCATGTATATGGGCGAGTTGAAGCCCGATAAAAGGAGGTAACGCAATGGAATGGGACCCACTTAACGAGCCGACCCGTCCCGGGCTCTATCTAATGTACGTGGAAGCGGCGGCATCACAGATTCGAGGCGGTGCACGTGGTATCGTAGCGATTCCACTTATGAAGTACGGAGCAAAGGCAACAGAAAAGACGTTCTACATGATTGAGACTGAAAAGCAATCGGTTGACTTGTTCGGCGTAACAAACATTCAGTCGATTCGATTTGCGCTGCAGGGTGGCGCAAAGCAAGTAATTGTATACACCATGCCGAAGGAGCTGACGCCGGAGTCATTTATTGAGATGCGCGATTCCTTTGAAACACGAGCATTTAACGTGTTTGTGTACGACGGGCTTGCGGATGCAGCCGAAATTGACGCAACGGTAGCGTGGACGAAACGCAATCGTAAGGAAGGTAAACATTTCGTGTATGTAACGGGCGGTACGGCGGCTGATGACGCTGACCCGAAAGTGGGTAATGCACGTAGCAAGAAGGTTGCGGACGACTATGTAGCTAACCTGATTGTCGGCGGAGTAGTCAACGGCAAGGAGTACCCGTCCTGTGAATACGCGGCGTACATTGCTGGTTTAATCGCAGGTACCCCGATTAACAAGTCGATTACGTACGCAAGATTACCGTTAGACGACGTTACTAAACGATTAACCAACGCACAGATCGAGGAGGCCCTCGAAGCGGGTTCGCTGGTCCTCGTACACAACGGTGATTATGTGCTTGTTGAAAAAGGGCAATTAACGAGCGGCGCCAAGATTCGCAAGATTCGCGGACGACAGGCGATTAATACGGACATTCCGAAGACGGCCGCGAGTGAATACATCGGTAAGCTCGATAACAACCGAGACGGTCAGGCGGCACTTATTGCGGCCATCAAGGCGTACTTAGAGCGTTTAGGCAAGGCGAACGTCCTCGAAGACCCAGTTGTAACGCTAGACCCCGAATTTGAATCGAAGGGAGACGCGGTGTTTTTGTACATTGCTTACACAGAAACCGATAGCATGGAACGCATCTTCCTACGAATCCACGTATAGGGAGGTAAACATAGATGACGAGAAATTTACTAGAATCCAACCGCGTCCTGAGTGGTTCGTTTGGAGAAATTTGGCTGGACGGCGTATGGCTGGCGAACTTCAACGCCGGGGAGTTGTCCGTCGAGATTCAATACGAAAAGATCAAGCGATCCGGTAGTCGTAAAGCTGGGAACAAGCCTATGAGCATCGAATGTAGCGGTTCCATTCGCGGATACAAGATATCATCCGCGTTTGCTCGTAAGATAGGACAGATCATGGACGACCGTAGCGGGGCTTTCGTCTGCCAGCTCGTCATGAAACTCGATGATCCCGAAGCATACGGTGCCGAGCGAGTACTAGCAAAAGGAGTTCAGTTCACCAAGATTGATGTAATGAAATTTGAACACGGGTCACCCGTTGAGACGGAGTGGCCTTTTGTTTTTGAAGATTACGAGTTCCTAGATTTCATTGAAGAGAAGTAAAACCTACTAACTATTAGGAGATGATTACATGACTGACGATCTATTAAAAGCCTTACTTGATGCGGATAAAAAACCTGAGAAAGATGTACCTCTAAAACGGTTTGGGGCATTCCGTATTCGCGCACTTGATGATCAAGAAATTGAAGATATCGAAGAAAGAGCGACGTTTGGTAAATCGGTTGACCAGACTAAAAAAGCGCTACTAATGATCCAAAAAGCAACAATTGTACCGGATTGGTCACACCCCGATTTACTCGCGAAATATGAGACACAGGATTCTGTAAGGGTTGTCGAAAAGACGTTGCTCCCGGGTGAAAGGGTTAAGCTGTTCACCGAGATTTTAGAGCTTTCCGGCTACGACTTAGGTTCTGCGGTTGATCAAGTAAAAAACTAATACGCGCGGGAGGCGAGGCTTATATTGTACACACGATTTTCCAGCGACAGGGCCTCCCGCCGGCCTACGTTTACAACGCACCAAGAGGTGAGCGTATCTTTATGTACGCTTCCACGGAGGTACAACTAGAAGACGAGATTGCGGCGCAGAGTAGGGAAGGAGGCGGCTAATTATGGCGTTTGATTTAGTCGGCCGGTTACGGATTACCGACGCGATGACCCCGACCCTCCGCCGAGTATCTTCGGAACTAGACCGGACGAACCTTTCGGTGAAAAAGATTGCCGCATCTACCGGCTCCTACCGTAATGCCCAAAGCCGTCTGACCAACGAGAACAGCCGATTTGTTCAAAGACAGAACGCCGCCACGCAATCGTTGAATAATTTCTCGGGGGGACTTCCGAACCTTCTCGGGAAGCTTAAAATGTTGGCGGGTGCAGTCGTAGCGGTTGGGACGGCCTTTGACGGAATCAAAACGGCGGCCGACTTCGAGAGTTCGATGTCACGTGTTGCTGCTCTTTCTAGCGCTAGCGCCGGAGACCTTGCGAAACTAACCACGAAAGCCAAAGAGCTCGGCGCCTCTACGGTATTCAGCGCAAGCCAAGCGGCTGAGGGCATGCAGTTCCTTGCGATGGCGGGCTATAAGACCAACGAGATAATCGCGGCTATGCCCGGGCTTCTCGATGCGGCCGCGGCAGGTCAAACTGACCTTGGAACAACAGCCGATATCGTTTCGAATATCCTTTCCGGTTTTGGGATCGCGGCAGGAGATACGGGGCGTGTGGCCGACGTGCTTACGAAGGCGTTTACGTCAGCTAACGTTGATCTTCAAATGCTCGGGTACACGATGAAATACGCGGCTCCTTGGGCGAAAGCGCTCGGTGTATCACTGGAAGAAACGGCCGCCGCCGCAGGTATCCTTGGTAATGCCGGTATCCAAGCGGAACAAGCGGGTACTACGTTACGGGGACTATTCGCGCGTTTTGCGAAACCTCCGAAAGAAGCGGCAGAGGCATTGGATAAGCTCGGTGTTAAACTGTTCGATAGTAAAGGGAAGATGAAGTCGCTCGCTACGATCCTCGGAGAACTTCAAAACGCGATGAAAGGCATGTCCAGCGAACAGAAAACGAGTCTAGCCAGTATAATCGCGGGTCTGGAAGCTGGTAGCGGATTTCTGGCGTTAATGGACGCTGGTCCCGATAAGTTGCGGAAGTTTACGAAGGAACTAGAGAACAGCGGAGGGACGGCTGGAAGGGTATCAAAAGTCCAACTCGATAACTTTAATGGTTCGCTTGTGCAACTGGAGTCCGCGCTGGAAGGGTTAAAGATAGAAGTGTTCTCCCCGTTGCTTCCTACCTTAAAGGACCTCGCCGAAAAGGGAGCGAATGCGGCCTCCGTCTTCAATAAATGGCTCGGAAGTAAAGAGGCGCAAAAGTGGGGAAAGACGACCAAGGACGTATTGGAAGTCGTTGGACCCTTGATTGTCGGAGCTACTACGGCATGGGCTACTTATAAAGCCGTAATGCTAACGGCAACAGCCGCACAGTGGGCGTTTAATACCGCGGCTAGCGCTAACCCAATAGGGCTTGTAGTGGTCGGAATAGGTGCTTTAATTGGAGCGGGGTATCTACTGGTTCAAAACTGGGAGACTGTAAAGGATGCAGGCCGTTCCTTGTGTGTCACTATCAAGAATGGTTTTGCTACAGCGATAAACTGGATCATCGGTGGGCTTAATAGGCTCATTGACGCGATGAATCAAGCGTTCAATATCCAACTGCCTGACTGGATGGCTGACCTAACTGGTGGAAAAGAATTCACGCTTAATATCCCGAAAATAGCCGAAGTTGAAATGGATTACTCGCTTCAACAAGAGAAGATGAGAGATTTCCGTGAGCGGCGCAATATAGGCGTCGGGGATGATGGCTCTCACTACAGCGGCCTTGACTACGTACCTTTTGACGGTTATCGTGCGCGTCTACACAAAGGCGAAAGGGTAATGACTGCGGAGGAGAACCGAGCCAGCAAGGAAGAGCCGTCTAACCCTCCGGTCGATAAACGAAACCCTGTGAACGATGGTGGTTCTAGTTACGCTTCTAATAATGTTACGATTAATGTGCATGCGACCGTAAGAGAAGAAGCGGATATTGATAAGATTACATTAGGGATAGTGCATCGGTTGGTAGAGGTTTGTTAATTAGACAGCCGCAGACAAATTCCTCTCAATCATGGCACGCAAAATCAGCAAGCAAGTGTAAACGAGGTGATGACGATGGCAAACGGTATCCAATTCTGGCTCTCTTACAATAACGGGGCGGAACGCCTGCAACTCCCGGTCAACCCCGACTCTATCAAAATATCGAGTGATTTCGGCTATCAAGACGTTGAAGTCTCGCACTTAGGTGAATTTACCGTTATCGGTGATCCCAAGTTGCGAGACTTTTCATTTTCATCATTCTTTCCACGCGATTATCACCCGTCCTATTGCGAGTACGAAGGCTTTCCCGATCCGTGGTCAGCTAGAGAGATGCTAGAGAGGTGGCGCGACTCACGCAAGCCGTGCCGCCTGACAATTACGGGAACGCCGATAAATTACGCGGTGACCATCCGCAAGTTCGTTATCGTGCCCGAAAAACACGGAGCGCCCGGTGACATCTACTATGATCTCGAGCTGAAAGAGTACAAGTTCGTAACCATCCGTCAGATTGACATGAACGCGAAGAAAGGCAACGGAACAGCAACAGCGAAAGTGAAAAAGACGACCGCAAGGAGCGGTAAGAAAGACATCCCGAAACCTTACATCGTAAAGAAAGGCGACTGTCTATCAGTGATCGCGGCCAGATACGGACTTAAAACACGTGATATCTACGCCAAGAATAAAGCCGTTGTTGGTCCCGATCCAAACAAAATAAAGCCGGGTCAAAAGTTGGTGTTAGTATGACGTGGGAAGTGCATTATGACGGCGCGCCTTTGTTAGTCCAAAGCGCTACATGGTCCGGTGATATTACGCAGCCAGCCCGCACCTTGGAGATATCTTTCGTCAATACGGTGGACGGCCGTAAAAAAGCTGTCCCCGTAGAGCTCGGTAAGGAGTTACGTCTCTACAGTAATGGACATGAACTATTTCGAGGCCTGACGTTTAAGCATAATATCAATGATCGCGGGAGCATGAGCGTTACGGCGTACGATGATAATATCTATCTTGCGAAGAATCAGGACACGCAGATATTTCGTAACATGAAGGCGAGCGCCATTGCGCAGAAACTATGTAAACAGTTTGATATTGCAGTCGGTAAAATCGACGACACGGGGTACGTAATACCCAAGCTTGTACTTCGAAATAAATCCATATGGGACATGATGATTACAGCGCTAACGGTTACGCAGAAGCAGACCGGCCGGCGTTTTTTTATTTGCTCGAAGGATGGCAAGTTTAATCTGTTATCGCGGAAAGAACAACCCGTCCGGTGGGTGCTCGAAAATGGCGTTAATATACTGGACGCGTCATACTCGCAGTCGATCGAAGAACTACGAACGCAGGTCAAGGTGACGGGCGGGGACGACAAGAAAAAGCCGTTGGTGGCTGTGGTCAAAAACGACGCACTCATACAACGATTTGGCATTATGCAACACCTCGAAAGTGCCGATTCGGATAAAACCCGTTCCCAAATCGAGCAACTGGCGAAGCAACTCCTAAAAGACCTCGGTACTATTCACGACGAGGCGACCGTCAATGCGTTAGGGATTGATACAGTGTACGCGGGAGTAGGCGTCTATGTACAAGAGTCGATGACGGAGATAATCGGAGGTTACTACGTTTCAACCGATAGTCATACGTTTGAGAGCGGTAAACACACGATGTCACTTACGTTGAGCGCGACGGATGATCTTCCGACGTTGAAATACGATCCACCACCGGAAGACAAGGCGAAGAAGAAAAAGAAGAAGAAACGGAAGGGGCGGAAGTCTGTTGTCGACGAAATCCTCAAAAAGACTCCAAGAGCCTAGTCGGCTGGAAGGCGGGGGACCGAGCCAGTTTCGACAGCTCATCCAACAGATCGGATACAACAAGGGCGTGGACATCGAGCTCGGCACTGTCGTTGCTCCTCCGCCAGCTATACGAGTTACGGTCGATAACGATGAAAAGCTCGAACTGTTAGCGGAGGACTTGATCGTTGCGGAGCATTTGACGCGACATAAACGGAAAGTGATGTTAACTAGTGAAACAGTGCGCGAAGCTATGACGAAGGCAGGCTATACGCCTCATGTGCATGATATTACGGAGTTGGTTATCGAAGGCGAGATCGAGTTCACCGACGAGCTGAAAGCGGGCGATCGCGTTATCATCCAGTCTATTGACGAAGGCCAAACGTATATCATTCAAGATCGGGCGGTGATCTATAATGGCGCTTAGTCCGTTGCAACGACTAGAGGAACGAGTGATCCAATCGGAGCCAGACACACAGCCAACGTTAACCTATTCGTTAGATTTCGATACGGGTGATATCGGCGGCATGATCGACGGCGAAACGGCCATCCGTCAGTTTATTCGGAAGGTTATTATGACGGCGCGATTTCGGTTTCCGATCTACGACGGCGAGTACGGCTGTGAACTCATAGACTTAATCGGGCAGGATTTACCGATGGAGCTTTTGCGGTCGGAGATACCCCGCGTAATAACAGAGGCGTTGATTTATGACGATCGAATAGACGACGTGTACGATTTTGAGATAGAACGAGAGGCGGACAAATTGTTCGTCTCTTTTTACGTTGATACGACGGATGGTTTGACGATAGAAGTCGTTGAGGGGGTGTGACATTGTACGAACAGCAAACACGTGAGGCAATACTGGAACGAATACTCGAAAGGTCCCGGCCGGACGTAGATAAGCGGCCCGGGGCGATCTTGTATGATGCGACGGCTCCGGTAGCGCCCGAACTAGAGGCACTATGGCTAGAGTTAGACGTAGTTTACGATAAGGGCTTCGCAATAAAGACTGACGGTACTTTGTCGTCTTACAACGAATGGCTGACGCGTCGATGCGCCGAACTCGGTGTCTATCGGAAGCCCTCCGAAAAGGCGAAGGGCACCGTTACTATTTACGGTCATGAGAGTACGGAAATCCCTGTAGGTACCGAAGTCTCTACGGACGGTGACGAGCCAATCTACTTTGAAGTAACGGAGTTTGGCGTCATTTTAAACGGGACTGTTACGTTAGCCACGAAAGCAATTGAGGGCGGAAAATCGGGCAACGTGGGAGCTGGCGAAATCAAGCTAACGCAGGGCAATATCACAGGGATAACCGGCGTTACTAACGATCTGCCTTTCGAGGGCGGCATCGATGAAGAATCGGACGGGGCCCTACTAGAACGGTACCTTGATCGCGTCCGAAAGCCCATAACGTCAGGCAACCGACATCATTACCGTAAGTGGGCGCTTGATGTCGTCGGTATCTCTGATGCGCGAGTATACGAGGTGTGGGACGGACCGGGAACGGTAAAAGTCGTCTTGCTAGACGACCGGAAGCGTGCGCCTTCCCGAGAACTAATCGACAAGGTAGCGACTTACATCGAAAAGGAGCGGCCTGCATGTGCGGAAGTTACGGTCGTTGGGGTAACCGAAATCCCAATCGAGGTAACCGCGAAGATAACGCTTGTGAACGGTCACGCCATCGAAGAGGCACGTGAGGAAGTGACGAAAGCACTAACGGATTATCTCGGTAAGCTCGCGCTAGTTGATTCGGTGGTTCGTTACACACGGGTCGCTGGTGTGGTCGGGGGAGCGGCGTCTGTCCTTGACTATGCCGATCTAACCGTGAATGGTGCCGAAGAAAATATAACAATAGGCACCGATTCTATTGCGGTACTGGGGACGGTGACACTCAGTGAATGACGTAATTAAACGCCGAATGCTCGATTCCTTACCGATTGTTCACTACGGAGAGTCATGTCAAATAAAGAACATAATTGAGCGGGAGTCGGAGGAATTTGCATTATTACACGAAGGGATTCGGGACCTGATCGACCAATTCTTCGTCGATACGGCAACGTGGGGTCTGACGCGATGGGAGTCCGTTGTCGGCGTGCCCACCGATCTAACTAAACCAATCGAACAGCGGCGCTCCGTTATTAAGTCTAAGATACGCGGTACAGGGACGGTTACGTTGGCTGTGCTCGAATCCATTGCGGACGCGTTCTTCCCTGACGCCACGGCAGAAGAGGAGCCGCGCAAGTATGCGGTCATTATCGTAATCGGCGGTGATATCCCCCCGAATCTATACGATGCTTACGTTGCCCTCCGTGAAATGGCGCCGGCTCATGTCGATGTGGTACTCGCGCCTATGCCACGGGAAGTAATCGAAGTGGTCGATACTGTAACGGTAAATCTACGGCGATATCGAACGATCGGCGAACTACGTGTCGGAGATACGATCGGTAAGGAGCAACGGGAGGTGACGATATAGATGGACGGAAGATATCTCGAACGGATCGCGGAGGATATCGCGGCCCGTGCGACTACAATCGTGTTGAATAACCAAACGGTGCCTATTCGGAGTATCAACCGGAATGGAGCGACGGTGACCATACGGACAGAATCAGTCAAAGGGATTGCGCGAGTTTCTTCATTAAGACTGTACGATGAAGCGGGTGGACTGATTGCGGAGAGGCAGGCGGATGTTCCGGTCAGCGAGGGGCAACGTTTGGAATTTCGGTTCAGTTTTGCTATTCGAGAGGGGGCGCGTTGATGTCGTTTAACGCACGGCTAGACTGGGAGTTCGAGGATGATATCACGGAGGGCGACGTCAACCGATGGGAAAAAGGAATAGACGATGCGCACAAGCTACTGGAACAGCACACGGTGGCTATTTCGGCTTTGCAGATTGATGTGAAGACGATAAAAGATGCGGTGTTTAACAACTTCACGGACAACGTGTTTTTTGAAAACTTCGCTACCTTAGACGATATCACACTAACAGAAGGCTGGTATGACGAGGCTAATAAAAGGCTGGTGGTTTTGTAGATGAAAAACGAACAGCAATCTCTTACTGAAAATCGTGTTCCACTATACGTTAACGTTAATGGATATTCTAACGCGATAGGTTCAATCGGGCTGATTTTCAATATAGACAAGGCGATTAAACTAACTGGAATAGGTGTAGTCAGGACTGACAGTACTTACACTAAGGTTAGAATATGGAGGGTATCTAGCAAAGAAATTATCAATACATCTGAAGTAGGATCAGATAATTTTGCAAGGTTCTCTAATATCCTACCCCCCGGCGATTACATGGTTAGCTTCTGGGCACCTGATTCAGAAAGATTAGGTTTTAGGGCTCAGGTTTCGGACTTGAAAGTAGATTCTACTGTAGACGGTGTTAGGTTCAAGGTTAAGGCGGGTTATCAGACAGAAGAGTTTACTAGAAATAAGGGAGCATATCCCGATCAGGATTCCGTGATTCCTGGCATTCAGTTATATTTTATTGCTAATGCTAGTCCAAGTGTCACGCTAACAGCAAATAACCAACCCTTAACCGAAAACCAAAGAATCGGCATCGGCACTAACGACTTTACCGTTAACATCACCGCAAATGACACCGATCCTGATGACACTCTACAATTCCGAGTCAAATTAAACAACGTGGTTAAAACGGATTGGACAGCGATAGCTAAGAACCAGCCCGTCAGCTATACGTTTAAAAACGCTGATATTACGGCAGGGGTAAATCCGTTTACAGTATCTGTTCGAGATGATAAAGGGAACCAGACGGATTTTAACGGTTATCTAGATAAGTCTTGGTTAGTAGAGGATATTACCAGCAGTGTAGAGATACGCAGAGCAGAAGTTTATGAACTAGGTGTGTCGCGTGGGAGCATTTTCGGCTCAACTAAATCAGAAATAAGAAGGCGTTCTGACGGATCGATTTATTTGTTGTTGTCTTTTACTCATCGATTAAGTCCGAAGGAACCAAACGGAAATGACTTTCCTCTTTATTTTAAAAGAATTACTCCATATCCTGAAACGTACCATCCCGAAGCAAGTGAAATTGTAACTACTGGGGGAAATATTACAAAAATAGAACACACGATAGCTGGAAACACTATAATTTTTTCTGCTGACATTCCTCCAACTCTTATAGGAAAAACTATTACTAATTTACAATATTATTCGAAGTATATGGACCCAGCACAAGAATTTTTCTTTCGGGCCGACTATGGTGGTAGATCGGCAGCAAGCTTTACTTGCTTTGCATTAAAGAATAATATAGTGATTAAATCATCATGGTTTAACACTGCACCAACCTTAAATGTTGCTGCACCACCCAACAACCAAACCCTAACCGAAAACGCTACACTAACCATCCAGGGCACCGCATCCGACACCGACAAAGACAACGTAGTCACAATAAAATACCGCATCAACAACGGCACCACAAGGGCGTTGCAATCCGGAGTATCCAACGGTAGCACGCCTATTTCTTTTGCCAAAACGCTAACCTTCCGAACCAAACGCCTTTATGACGGCACCACCGATCTCACAGGCTCTGACCTAGCCGAAAACACCGATCATACGCTAACCATCTGGGCAGAAGATGATCAAGGTGGTATATCAACCGAAGTGACGCGCAAGTTCCGAGTCGTCCACAACCGTCCACCCGTTATCAGCGGACAAAATGTAGACCTCGGCGTATTAAGCGCTATCCCTTCCGAGAATTACACAGTCACAGAGCCAGAGGGTGACGCGTTTACCATCACGGAGAAAATCAACGGCAAAGTTATCCGCACATTCGCTGGGACTGACAGCAAGGAAAATACCGTGACCATCCCACAAGTCACATGGCTAAGTCTCTCCTTAAACGACAGTCACACTATCACTATAGAAGCAAAAGACAGCAAAGGTATGACATCTACCAGAACATTCACTTTTCGTAGAACGGCAGAGCGACTATCGTTTCATTTGAAAAAACCATTCTCAACAGACATTGCTGCTAAACGTATTTTGGTAACTATCGATGCAACCGTTCCATCGGGAGCTGATTACAGGGTTGAAGTCTCAAATAACGCTTTCGATGAGTTACCAACATGGGAAGACGCAACGAATTTCGTCAAATTCAACCGAGGCTTCATCTTCACCAACAAGGAAAAAACAGCGGAAAAATGGGGCGTTAGCTTACGTTTTTCTTTCACCAAAGGAACGGCAACTGAGCCTGTTATCGTAAGAGGATTCGGAGGTGCATTCGATTGATTCTCACAAAACCTAAACCGTTATCTATTATCGAACAGGAACGTAAAGACGCCGACATGCCTATCGTAACTCTCGGTCAAGAGATCGCCAAAACAAAGATCGAACTATCACAGAAGGACGCGTTAATTCAGTCGTTGGGCGAAGAATTAGCCGTTTTGAGACTCGACATCATCCAGTTAAAAGGGGGCGGCCAATAATGCGTTTTTGGTCATTAGCTTATAGATACAATTGGATCACGGCCGAGAAGCTACGACTTGCTGTACAGACGGAGGCCAATCCGTTCGGAGAGATCACACCGGCTGAGTACGAAGAAATCACCGGCATTAAATTCTAGGGGGCACGCATGGGAGAACACGATACCGTATCTATTTTACAAGACGTCCGCGAGCGCATGGTCCGCGTAGAAGAAAAGGTCGACCACTTATCGCGGGACCGTGAAAAGCTCGATCAAGTCAACGATAAAGCACGAGACGCACTGGCCTTAGCGCAGGAAAATGCTCGTGACATTGCGGAAATCAAAGCGGACTCACGCCGAAGTTGGGGCGTAATAATCGGGATGGGAACGAGTTTTATCGGTTCCATCCTTATTTATTTTCTTACGAAATGAGGTCGATCACATGACGAAGCAAGAACGGCTAATCTCGTTGATATCACCGCATGTAGTCGGGCGCTATCCATGTCCGTCCGGCGTTATCGCGCAACTCATACTAGAGGTCGGATGGGACTTACGGACACCGCGCGATATGGTGACGGGGCGCGAGTCGTATAATCTCGGCAATATCAAAGGAACGGGGCCGGCCGGTAGCGTTACGATCTTGACCACGGAGTATTATTCGGCGGCTGACGTAGCGAAGGCACGGGCAAGCGGCGACCTCGTAAAGATACTTGATACTTCCGGTGCCAAGACGAGGGTACAGGTAAAGGCGCGGTTCCGAGCGTACAACAATTACGGCGAGGCCATCGATGACCACTTCGCATTGCTAAAGAAACCGCGCTACGTAAATGCGGGCGTATGGCAAGCGAAGACGCCCCGGGAGTTTGCGGAAGCAGTCAAACGGGGCGGGTACGCGACCGATCCGAATTACGTTACGTTAATTATGTCGATTGTAAACGGAAATAAGTTAACCCGTTTTGATAAGCCGGTGGTCCCGGTACCTATAAAGAAAATCGAGGAGGCGGTTAGTTTGGCGTTAAAAGAATGGCAACTAGAACTAGCGGATAAGTCGATAGATAATCTCGCGGCACAGTCGATGCTGTCGGATGCGGCCGAATGGAAGGAGAGACTACGGAAGGACCCGCAGAAGGTAATCGAGGACATGCCGTGGTTGGTTTTCGTGCTAGCGGATCGGGTGGCGTCGAGAAAGGCAGGTGCATAACGTGGAACTTACGTATGATATCGCGACGCTGGCCGCAATCGTGGCGGCCTTGACGGGAATCGCGAAAGGATTCGGGGTGCCGACGAAGTACGCTCCGTTGGTAGCGATTGCTCTTTCGGGAGTGTTCGTGTTCTTGCCGGATGGCGCGTTGAAGGCGAATCTATTGACTACGGTCGTGGTCGGATTGACGGCCGCGGGTGCTTATAGTTACGTTAAGCCCGATAGTAGCGAGAGGAAAATGAAATAGGGATACGAGCCCACTTATCGGTCTAACGGCTGGTAGGTGGGCGATTTTTTTGTTGCATGTTCCCGTTCTGTTCGCATATAATAAGAACAAACGTTCTATTTAAACAGAAGGCGGCGGTCACTATGCTGGATTTGTTTGTCGAGAAGATAAAACCTATCTCTCGAATTCAACTAGAGGATGTGCAGTATGTCATCAACGATTCTACAATCAACAACAGGCCACTATTGGTTATCTGGTCGGACCAAGCCGGAACCCACGCATCTTGGGGCTGGATCGCGGCTAAGGATAACGAACAAATCAAGCTACTGACGGATTGGGACTTGCATATAATCCGCGTCGATCAAATCGTTGACATCGTTGTATCACCTAACTTAGACTTGATAGATTGGCTGTGGACGGAGGATGAGTTTTACTATGCAAAAACGAACAAAGATTAACGACCTATTCGGTTCCATGCGCATGGTACTGCCGGAGCAACGCGAAATGTACCTGAAATACAGAAGAGAATTATCGCTATTGCCGAAGCCTGATCTCGATCATGACGAAATCATGGCGATTAATTATAGATTGACGGAAAGTAAACGTTATACCATTGAGATGACCGTCAAGTATTGGCGCGAGGTATCCGAGAACGGAGGCGAGTTCCTGACGGTGAGGGGCGTAGCTAAGTCGTTTGATACGATTACGAAGCAAGTTAGAATCGAGGAAGAAAACGGTGAATGGACGTGGGTGGATTTCGGGAATATCGCGTCCGTTACCGATTAGAATAGAAGAGACCCGAGGTTTCCCGGGTCTTTTTCTTCATTTATTTAAACAACACATTTCCGCGTTTTTTCTGGGTACCTTTGCCCATTAATGATGTTACCGGACTGGCGATCTCATGGTATTCAGATAAATCTTTATTAGCGTAACGCACATATTGTTCCGTCATAGTGATAGACGTGTGACCTAAAATCCGCATGAGCGCAATTGGTTCACCGCGTTGTCGTAAGAACTTTACAGCAAAGTAATGCCGGAAAGTATGGGGGGATACACGAACCCCAGTTATTCCTGCTTTCTTTGCGTATTTTTTTAGCATCTTTGAGAAAGTGTCGCCAAAGTACCTTTCTCCAAACTGAGTAAGCCATAAGTAGTCATTTGAGTCTACGTTCATAAAATTAATCAGGCGCTCAATTTCCTTTGCGGTTATAGTAGAAATGGGGAGAGTTCTAGCTGTACGCGTTTTGGAGATTTCAGCGCGAATAGAAATTTGTCTTAACTTGAGATCGATATCAGATATCTTTAAGTTAGTTAATTCTCCGACGCGGCATCCAGTATCACACAAAACCAGCATCATTACATAATCTCTTAGGCCCGTATACACCCGTTTATTAGGAGCCTCAAGCAATTTTAGTACCTCATCATCACTAAAGATTTCAAAAGTCTCTTTGTCTTGCGTTTGATAGCTAATATTATCCATAGGTGAGGACGAGATTATCCGTTCATTTACCAAGTGGTTAAAGAACACCCGAAGATTGCGGATGTTGTTATTGACAGTTCGGGCTGTCAATCCTTTTGGTCCGGTTGGATTCGTAGGGTGATCGTCCCACTTTGCCTTCTCATACGTTAAATACGAGATGTATTCGCGCATAATGTCGGGAGTAAAAGTACTGTGCCCCCGTTCTGTCGCCCACTTCTTAAACTGCGCTAAACATTGTGAGTAAATTTCGATCGTTTTAGGCGATCTACGTTCCGTCTTTTTAATCGCGAGGTAGTCACGAACCTGTTTGTCGAGATCGATCTCTCTAGCGGGTTCTGTACGTGAGATAAAGTTGAATTTAGCGGCCAT